AGTGGGGAACTAATATCCCTCACTGTGCAAAGAAAGGTGTATGTGATGAGGATTGCGAATACATGAGAAATTTCAAAGGATAGGATATGAAACAGACAGTAGAAGAAGCGGCAAAAAAATATTCCAATGATTGCAGAAACAGGCAGCTTCATTGTGAACCATACTGCATTGTTGACTTTATTTCTGGTGCAGAGTGGCAGTCAAAGCAATCTCCTTGGATAAGTGTTAAGGAACGGTTGCCAGAGCCTAACAAGGAAGTTCTTCTTTATGATAAGAACTCCATCCGGCATTATGTCATAGGATGGCTTCGGAGAGATAAAGGATATAACGAAGGCATGTGGAGGCTCTCCAATGGTTGGGTTGAAGATAAGGGTATAACCCACTGGATGCCGATTGATGAACCAATAACCGAGTAGAAATGAGTGAATTATATATACCGCCTGAGCGATTTGAGAGAGACTTTATTACCGGACGATTTTTAAAAGGTTGTGTTTCTCGCAACAAGGGTCGTAAAATGGTTTATCATTCAAAACGTTCCAAGGCCAGAAGTATAAAAAATCTGTCTAAAGGACGTGGGGCTTGGCATAAGACTGGTGCAGGCATGAATAAAAAGAGCGTTGTTTTGATAAAGGATGAGAAATTATGTGGAGTATTCCCTTCGATACAAACGGCTGGTAAGATGATTGGCGTGGCTCCTTCTTTGATCAGTGCTATATGTCGGAAAGTGAGAGGCAAACATACGGCTAATGGATACAGATGTTTTTTCGAAGATAGCAATGATTGGTATAATTTAATTAAACAAGATTATGAATAATGACAGGCAGAAGATATTAACTGATTATATTTCCTACTTATACACAACAGGCAGAACTTATGATACTGTCGGGAAATATATCAAATATGTAACGGATTTTCTTGAACGTACTGAAGATGTCAATCGTCGTGGCTATCTGGTTTATAAGCGTGAAAATGCAGATGTCATGGTGCGTCATTCGCTAATGTGTTCAGCTATATGCGATCTATTATCCTATCTCAACATCGGATATGGAAAAAGGGGAAAGGCGGTGAAACCTTTGGAAAAACTTGATGTCATTTCGGATAAGAACAAGAAACAACTTAATGATTTCATTATATGGCTGACTGACAACAATGATTACTCTTCTCATACAGTTTATATATATTACACATCTATGAAGAAGTATTTCGAATACGCCAATGAGGTAAACATGGATAATTGCAGGAGGTTTATAAAAAGTCTTGAAGAAGAAAAATTATCTCCCGCTACCATCCGTTTGCGGATTACAGCAATAGAAAGATTTTCCAAATGGCTGAAGAAGCCTATAGAACTGAAGCGTCCCAAAATAAAGCGCAAGCTTGATGTGAACAATGTGCCGACCGAGGAGGAATATAACCGGCTGTTGGAATATCTCAAGGGAAAAAACAATAAGGATTACTATTTCTTTATTAAGGTTTTGGGAACAACGGGCGCCCGTCTGTCGGAATTCCAGCAGTTTACGTGGGAAGACATCATATCCGGGGAAGTGACATTAAAAGGAAAGGGTAACAAGTACAGACGTTTTTTCTTCCAAAAAACAATTCAGCAGGAAGCGAAGGTTTACGCTAAAGAATATGGTAAAACCGGGATTTTTGCGGTAGGGAGATTCGGCCCGATCACACAGCGTGGCTTTTCCCAGCACTTGAAAGCATGGGGAAAACATTGCGGCATTGATCCAAGGAAAATGCACGCGCACGCCTTCCGGCATTTCTTTGCTAAAATGTTCCTGAAAAAAAACAAAGATGTTATTCAACTGGCTGACCTTCTAGGTCACGGGAGTGTGGACACAACAAGAATTTATTTACAGAAAAGTTATGACGAACAAAAAAAAGATTTTAATCGAAACGTTACATGGTAGTGTAGCGCAGCTCAATGAACTGTCATCCATGACCGAAGGGATAGACATCTATGACGATACCGGGTGTGTTGACACTGATTTTTTGATAGAAGCGATATCTTGCGTCAGTGCCTTCATGGACGCAAGCAACATAGTTGTTCAAAAAATATCTTCACTTTTAGCGCCGGACGCTTCAACGGAGGAAAAGAAAAAACAGGCTGATGAAGGTAAGAAATGGAGTGTGGAAGAGATATTGAAACATTGTACTCTTGAGGATGGTGTTCTCAAACTTCCCCAAGTTCAATTCAATAAAAAATCTTATGCCGAAGCAAAAAAGTGGATAGAAGAAGCCGGCGGCTCATGGCAAGGTGGGAAGGTACAGGGTTTCACATTTCCTTTTAATCCGGAACGTGTGTTCTCCATCTTGAAAGAAGGTAAGCGATGCGATTTGCAAAAAGATTTTCAGTTCTTTGAAACACCTGCTGATATTGCAGACTGGCTGGTAATGCTTGCCGGTGGAATTCATGAAACAGATACCGTACTTGAACCAAGTGCCGGACGTGGTGCTCTGATAAAAGCGATTCATCGGTCGTGCCCGTCAGTAACAGTTGAATGTTATGAACTGATGCCAGAAAACAGGGAGTTCCTTCATACACTTGATAACGTAATATTGCTTGATGAGGATTTTACGAAAGACAGTGTAGGGCATTACACTAAGATTATTGCTAATCCTCCATTCTCCGGCAATCAAGACATAGACCATGTAAGACTTATGTATGAACGCTTGGAAGAAGGCGGCACGCTTGCAGCAATAACCAGCCAACACTGGAGATTCGCTTCGGAAAAGAGGTGTATTGATTTTCGCAACTGGCTGAAAGAAGTACATGGAGAAGTGTTTGAAATCAGCGCAGGCGAGTTTAAAGAGAGTGGCACATCTATTAGTGCAATGGCGGTAGTTATAAAAAAATAATTCAAAACGATTTTAAAATGAAACAGGTATTATCATTCGAGCAAATGAAACATTTACAAGAACTTGGATTATACCATATCTACACCTTGCAGGATATTCTTGATAAGCTGCCTTGCTTCATCGGCAATGAAGTGCTGACCATGCAAAAACTTGCAGATAGCTATACATGCTTGTATATGGAATCTTATACTAGGTCTATGATAAATATTACAGAAAGTAAAGAACTCATTGATGCAGCTTACGAAATGCTGTGTTGGTGTATTGAAAACGGATATGTTAAGTTGAAAATGAGTAAATCAGAAGAATATATTGAAATCAAGAGTTTTGTGGTAGTCAATCCCAACTTCCCGGTTATCACAAAAGAAAGTGCTCTTAAAGCCGTTGCAATGGCAGAGGAAGAAATGAAACGGAAAGCCATCGAAGTTCTTTCCTCTGTTTTGGATAACTGGGTGCATGGTGGTGACGCAGACTGTATTATTGCGGAGTTTGAGGAAAGATTAACTGAAGGATAAAAACAGAACGGGCGCCCTGCGGCATACAATAATATGCGGGGCGCCCGTTGTCAATGAGAAGTTATCGTGTTTCTTTCCGCAGTCTTTCCCTGACCTGCCGCTCCGTGAATCCGAATGCCGCGGCGAACTGTTTGAATTTCTCCTTCTGCCCGGAGGGGAGAAGGGAGTACAGGCTTGAGAACGGCGTGCCGCCTTCCAGCGCTTTCCTGATTTCTTTCTTTTTCATATAAGTTCCTTTATCTGTTTCTTACAACATTCACAATCACACAGCAGCAACCTGGCCTTGTCGAACATCTTCTGTCCTATATTGCCGGACAGGTAGCATATCTCCTCGCCCCACGGGTCGATCCCCAGCGCCTTTGCCATGTGCGCTTCCAGGTGCTTCCTTTCGTGGTCATAGGAGTTCTGGAACTCGGCGGGTGACGATGTGATCCCTATCACCATGACCGTCTGCCTTGTGCCGTAGTTGGAATAGGTGAGTCCGGTATCCGGTTTGCCGGAGGACAGGTTCCTGTACGCCGTTTCCAGATCATCCCCGCGGCAGCCTATGTCATAGAGCCTGCCAATGATCTCGTCGGTGTAGTAACAGTCCACGGCATAGTAGACCGCCACCTTCCAGCCGTATTCCTCTATGTCAAACCGCTGGCGGATCATAACATCTCGTCCCATTCCACCGGTTCCCCGGCCCTTGTCATTTTCGCATACCACATGCACATGACCATGCCTTCCGGAGCGTCATAGTCATCTATGATATCCTTGACGTAAAGCGCCAGATGGGGCTCGTCGGCGATGGAGGACTTGAAACAGTCCGCTTTTGCCTGGTTGGCCACGTATACATAGTCATATAATGTGTTGTTCTCCACCCTGACCCCGTTCTTGGCCAGAAGTTCGTCCACCTTGTCCTTGGTCATGGGTTCGACCTTCTCGCTTTTTCCGGTTGCCGGGTTCATCCTGCGCATGAGTGACACGGCGAAGTCGCACAGCTTCTTGTTGAAGTGCCAGCCATTGTGCCGGAGATACGCCGTCATCTCCTTTGGCCGGTCATCATATATGTCCAGAGGTTCCTTTGTCCTGTTCATGGTCTTCTTGTTAGCCGGGACGGGGGAATCCTCCGTCCCGGCGGGTTAAACTAACGGTATCTTGAATAGCGTCCTGTTCCGGGCACTCCGCGGCGCTGGCCCATCGAGCCGCCGCCATAACGGTTCCCGTATCCTCCGCCGTATCCGCCACGGTTTCCATAACCGCCACGTTGTCCCATGTCGTCATACTCGTCATAGTCATCGTAGCCGTCGTCGCGCTGTCCCATGCCGCTCCCTTCCGAGAGTTCCTCAATGCACTGCATGAGCTTGCCGCCATACTTGAGCATTTTTTCGGCATAATCGGACATTCTCTCGACCTTGCTGTCTTCTATCTCGATCATCATCATACTTGTTGTTTTTTAGAATTGTTCGTACTGGGCCTTTCCGCCGGTTTAAGCAGTTCGGCCATCATGGCCTTCAGCTCGGATATCTCCTCCCTGAGAGCCTTGTTTTCCGCCTCCTGTCTCTGCCTTTCGGCAAACTCGGGATTCAGTATCTCCATCATCTTGCCGCAGGCGTCCACTATGGCACGGTGGTGGTCTATGCTTCTGAGTATCTCCGCGGACCTGTTCCTCATGGCCGCCACCTCGGAGTTCATCGACTCCCTTGACCCGGATATGACCATGTTCCCGCCTCCGGGGAAATTCGCGTCGGCGATGTCCGCCCCCGCGGGTATCTTCTGGAACGTGACGGTCTGTTCGCCGACCTTGACGGTGATGTCCACCACCATCTTCATCGGCTGGCCGAACATCACCGGCTGTGTCCCGTCCGGGACCGGATTGGATACTCCCGCAATGGCGCCGACCTCCACATAAGGCGTCCCGTCCTTATGGAGTATGTAAAACTGGCTGTTGACTCTTAAATTCTGGAAAGGCATAATTGTTTCTCTTTAAATGGAGGGATTCCTCCCTCCTTGTTCTTAAACTACTCCGGTCATTATCTGCAGGGTGTTTGTCGTCCTGTCGAACCAGAACTCGAACACTCCCGTACCGGGGATGTCGGCCGCCGTCAGCGCTTCCCCGTTGTACTTGGTCACGGCCTGTGTCACCCCGTTTGTCTCGAACAGGACCGGCAGCGTCCCGGTTGTCCCTGTGGGGACGGCCTGCGCCAGGTCAATGTAGATGGTCCCCCTGTACCATGCGTTCACAAAGGCATGGTTGGGAAAGGAGAACACCACATTGTCGGTATTGACCGTTACTCCCGAGGTTGATATGGCCGCAGAACCCCTGCGGTTTACAAATTGGAAAGGATATACTGCCATAATAGCCTCCTTCCTCAATTAACCCCAAAAGCCATTACCGGCGGCGTAAGGATTGAAGCCGTATCCAAGACCATATTGGGCCGCCACACAGGTGGGGATTCCCACAACCGGGCTGTACGGCACCTTGGCCACTTCGGGCTGGTTGCACTCAATCTTCGCCAGACGGGCGCTCAGATCACCCAGCGCGGCGTTGACAGGCGCGATGGTCTGTGCGGACACCTGTGCGAAATACGCGTTCTGGTGCTCCTGTGAGAGCTGGTTGACGAGCGTGCTGTTCTTTTCGCGCAACGAGTCGATCTTGTCAAGCAGCGCCTGGTTCTGCATGGCGTCCAGCTTGCTGATGATGGCGTTGGTGTTGGCCGTACCGGCGTCACGCAATGCGAGCGTGTTCTGGTTGGCCGTGTTCACCAGTGCGTTTGTCTGGTTGCATACGGACAGCTGGTTCTCGTAGCCCATTTTGGTGATGTTCTCGTTTGTCTGGCAGCAGCACTGGCAGATCTGCGACTGGATGGCGTTGTTGCCCTGCATGATCGCGGTGACGATCTGGTTGGTGTTCATGCCCATCTGGTTGCCGATGTTGCATATCTGCATGCCAAGACTGTTTATGGCGGCCTGTACGGCATCGGAAGAGGTGTTCAACGCGGTGGCCAGGCTCTGGATGTCGTATCCGTTGCGTTGTACGGCCTGCATGATCACGGCGGTGTTCGCGTCGTTCTGCACGAAGGGTACCACGCCGCCCTGTCCGTTGCCCATCATTCCGCCACGGGCGCCGCCGAAGCCTCCCATGCCTCCCCATCCCATCAGGATGAACAGAAGCAGGATGGCGAACAGGTCGTCACCCCAGCCGTTGCCGTTACGGTTGTTGCCGTTTCCCATCAGCGCCAGGATGTTCGGATCCACACCGCGCTGTTGCATCAGCGCCGGAAGCATGGCCAGAATGCCGTTGGTGCCGCCTCCGGAGTTCCCGTTCTCGGGGAACACAAAAGTTCTTGATTCACTCATAGTTGTATTTGTATTTTGTAGTTCCGGTCACTAATCCGACCGTGGTGCAAACATACTCAACTACACGCGCTCCGTCGAGCGTCCTGTTCTGATGTGTTTCCTTATTTGTTCCAGATATATTCCGATCATTGGCGAGGTGATGTTCCGCGCCAGCAGGCGCCGTACTCCCCGCGCCGTGCGGTTGGTCATCCCCGCTATCTGGTCGGGATACAGGCCGGCTTCCGAGAGCAGCCTGACAAGCACATATCTGGCGTCCGTGGACTCCATGTCCCTGAAATCGCCCAGTATCCGTTCCTTCGGCACTTCCGTTTCACGCTCGGTCAGACCGAGCAGGTTGAAGAAAATTTCGCTCTTGCACATAAACTTCCAATTTTTATTATTACTTTTGTGCACCCCACTATAAAGAGATACACAGATATTCACGTCAAGGACTTTAGCCCTCAGCGTGTGAGTATCTGTGTATCTCTTATGTTTTATGGTGGGGACCTAAAACGGAAGCGTTGAGGGCTTTTTTATTATTAACCCTCCCTTTGTTGCATATTTATTTAATAATCACTACTTTTGTGCATAGGTATCAGGTGTTATCATCAAAACAAGTTTTCAGGGTATGTCAAGAGGTCGCAGTTCGGAACTGATCACGAAACGCAACGAGGCGCTGCTGCGCCGCTATTATTATTGGACGGAAATCCAGCGTCTTCGTTTTGACGACGCGTTGAAGATCCTTTCCGAGAAGGAGTTCTTCATCAGCGTGGACCGCATCATGGCCATCATCCGTTCAAACTGCAACAGACTGAAGGATATCGATGTCAAGCCGGTCCCCAAAATAAAGAAGCCCCGTCTTACCGCCGCCCAGCTCTCCCTTTTTACCGACTGACCGCATTATCCCACACGGTGCATTCATAGTGTGTCTCATAGACCTTTATCCCCCTGGGCATCGTGTGGAACCTGCTTCTTTTCCTCACAAGCGGTGTCTGGCAGCATTCAGGTTTGTACATCTGCAGAAGCGCGTCCACCTCTTTTGCCCGTTCCATTCTTCCGGCGGCCTTGTCCGCCGTGCCGCTGGTGTAATGCGTGTCATCATAGCAGTCAACAGCCAGCCTGACAATGACCGATACCGTTCCTTTCTGCATGTATCCGCCCGCCCCTCCCAGTGTCTGCCATTCCACCTCGGGCGTGTCAACCAGCACCATGGGGAATACCATCGGATAGGTTTCGGAGTCCCCGTCGTCACGGTAGAGCATGTCCAGCTGCCCGTAATCCTCGTCCACCTGTTTGTTCAGCCATGCTATGTTGTCGGCTATTCTTTTCTGAATGTCATTGAATAAAGTTTCCATGTCATTTTAACAATATATTGGTTATTTCCTTTTCCGTTTCCTTTCTCGTCATTTCACGCAGCTCCCGGCTTGGTCCGATGAACTGTCGCCGGGGCATGTCCGCCTTAATGTCAAGCCTCTGTTTCCTTGTCAGGGCCATCGCCTTCCATTTCAGGGCTTCGGGCGGTGCCGCCTCTGCCTTCTGCCTGCGGGCCTTTTTCCCCATCCTTCTGGTGATGCCCGCTTCCTTGAAGTACATCCTCCATGCCATCTTCCGCATCTTGGCGGTCACTCTCGGATGTGTGGTCATGCGTCCCCCGTAGTTGTGGATTCCCGCATATTCCACGGCATTCCGTATCGTCACCTTGTAAGGCTCCGCCACATACTCCGAACTTCGGGACAGGCGGTTACGCCGGCTTAGTAGCGGACCGTATGCGCCCGCCGCCCCCTTGGCGGAATCCTGTCTCCTTGTTCTCTTCCAGGGATGCAGCCCTCCGTCATAAAAACCTCCCTCGCGGAAATTCCTGTTTACAAGGTTCACCGCTTTTGCCCCGATCCTGCGGGGCAGCGTCCTGCTGAAGGCCTTCCGGATTTCCTTCTCCTTTCTGCGGAGTTCCCTGACGGCGTCATTCACATTCATTTTTTTCTCCTTTCCATAAAGCCCCTTACGGTTTTTTCAGCCGAAGGATACGCATGGGCGATATAGGGATGCGTGTCGCTGAACAGCTTTCCGTCCTCCTCCGGGTTGTTGTCCAGCCCTGGTGAGGGCCGATAGTCCGATAACGGCACATCATACCCGGGCGTCGGCTTGTCGTCCGTCTGCTCCAGCGAGCATTTGCAGTTCCACCGGTCTCCGGGACGGTGGCTTTTCCAAAACCTATGTCCTTTGGGCAAAGTCAGGTCAATCCCCCAGAACTGGGCATGTACGGGATCGGGGTCTGCGCTGGTGGTGGGAAGCCACCGCAGGTTCGGAAGGATGTCCGCATCCCTGTCGAACAGCTTCCAGTCAGCCGCCTGGCGGGCACGCAGTACCGCCGTATCGTACTCGGTTTCGAGCCACGCCGTATTGTACGTGCCGATAATCGCCTGCACGTCTTCCAGGAACCGGGAAAAAGGTTTCAGGCTTCCCTTTTCGTCCAGCAGTTGCGAGGCAATGTCGTTCTGCATCCGGTGGGTGCGGAAAGCGGAGAACACATCGAGGTTGTCGCGTATCTGCTCCAGGAACACTTCCTCCAGCCTGTCATTGTCGCTTTGACCGAATCCTTCCTCCGCCGCACGGCCGAAAGTTCTGACCGTAGCCAGGAACAGATCCTCGTCTATTTCCGTTTTTACATCAAACGTCCGGTAGAATATATCCCTCAGCACTTTCGCCATCAGCTCCCTTGTGAACTCAAACGAAACGGCCGCCCCCTGCATGCGGGAATCCGCATGGCCGTGACAACGGCGGCAGTGCTCCCCGTAGAGGTCGTCCATTACCATTTTAAAGCCCCTTTCCGCGGGGCGGCGACGAAAAAAGACCTGATACGGTTTACAATACCGTCCTCCTTTTTTCTGTCTTTCTTTCCGGCCGGTACGGGTGACGTGCCGCCTGGAACATCATCCTTGTCCCTGTCAGATGTGCCTGCCTCTTGTTTCAGCCGGCCGTAGTTCTCCGGTTTAGGGATTCCCGTAGCCTCATACACGTATTCATCCGATACGGGAGTTCCCATCTGGCGCATCCGGGATATGATGTTTATCTCCTGCTCGGCGGTGGTTTCCTTGGGCTTGACATAATAGAACTCTCCGCCCCGTGTGTCGTACCCGAAAGCGGTGAAGATATCGGTCATGTCATAGTTCAGGGTGTTCAGTACCAGGATCCGGTCCGCCTCGTTCAGTTTTTTCTCTCCCTTCTCCTGTACGGTCCCCAGTGCCTGCGTGCCACGTTCCGAGGCCTGCGTGGTGAGCGTGTTTCCCAGCACGATCTTGCTGATCTCGTCATTGCATGTGTCGTACAGGGTCCTGTACAGGTCGGAGCTGCCGCTTTTGTTGCCGCTTTCTATCAGTTTCATCTGCGCCTCCTCCGGATGGAGGAACACCGCCGCACCTCCCTGCTCGGCCATATCCTTCACGGCCTGGTCACGGGCCTGCTCGTCACCGGCGCTGTAGGTGTACTCGCGTATGGGCATTCCGAATATCTCGCAGAACTGTGCCCAGTCGGCCATGTCGTTGCGCTTGTATATGACATACGGGGCTATCCTTGCCAGTCTTCCCAGGGAGCGTTTCTCCCCGACAAAGAGCATCGTGTGGTAATTCTCCAGCGGTTCCCCCGTGGTGTCTTCCTGCCGGTGTTTTATCAGCCCCCTCACCGGGTCATAGTTCTTTCTCGGGACGAGCCTGTAGTCCATCCATCCGCTCCCGTCCTTATAGAACTGGAACAGGGAGAACCCCCAGAAGTCCGAGTCTATCAGGTCTCCGATGAACCGGTAGAACCAGGGGGAGCGCAACAGGGTGTTGATCCCCTCGTCCGGAACGCCGTTCCTTCTGAACTCGATCTGTGAGCATTGCACGGCCGATTTCCTCTTCTCTATGACGCTTCCCGTATGCCCGTCCATAAGGATGTCCTCATAGAGGTCATACAGCCTCGTCCGCTGTGTGAAGTCCACATTGTTCGCCCCCCTGACGGCCTGCATATAGTCCGCCATATCCTTCATGAACAGCCTGGGTGCGGTGATGATGACTGTTCCCGGGGTGTTCCTGCCCGGAAGCGGCATGTTGCCGCTTATGGATATCTCTTTCTTCCTTGCCATTTTAATAGTGTGTTACACGTTTGGGATTGCTTCTTATCTGGGTGGGCAGGTTGTTCCTTGCCGTCTCCTCGTCCAGCAGGGGAGCGTCGGCTATGCTGATCTCCACCTTGCTGACCGCCTTGAGCCACTCCATCGCACGGTCATAACGTTCCTTGCGTATGGGGGAGAACTTCTGGGGGTTGTGGATGCTGCATACATGATAGAGCGTGATGTCCTTGGCGAACATGAGTATGAGCGCATTCCTTTCCTTACCCTTTGCGGAGAATATCCTGTCACAGTCATAACGTGCGGACAGGTAGGAGCGCATCTGCGCCACCGCCTGGTCCTCGCATATCTCCACTATGGACTCGTCCTCCCTGATGATGCTGTCCAGGATCTCCCTGTGGATGCTCGCATCGTAGTCATCCGGATTGATGAATTCAGACATGTCGTTTACCTCCTGTACTTGTTTAAACGGCGGATTGCCGCCCTTTCTATTATGACCGGCTTCTCCATGTTCCCCGTCTTCCTGTCTATGGCCCTGTTTCCCCCCTCCACGCAGTCCGGGCCGTCCGCGGGGTACGGAAGCGTGAGCTCGAACATCCGGAACTGGTCAACCAGCTCCTTCATGTCCGAGGAGTCTTTCTCCTGTTCGTTGAATATGAGGTTGCCGTCACGGTCCATGGGTTCAAGGTTGGCCTCGATACGGGTTGCCTTGTCGGTCTTGCGTTCCTCGTCGGGGATGATGTTCAGCGGGATGCCGTGTTTCTTGCGCAGCCTGTTCAGGTGCTTCTTTAAAACCTGTTTGAAGAAGGGGTCCTGCAGCTTGTTGTTTTCCACATAGGCGTAAACGGAAGCCTTGCCTCCCACATGTTTGTACTGTTCGAAGAACGCCTCGATAAAGTCCTCGTTCTTACCCCGGAACACCCTTGCCTTGATCACATACAGCTTTCCCTTGAGCTTGCCCAGCAGGCAGACGGACTTGAAACTGGCCTGTTTCCTCCTGCTCTCCCCCGGAGCCGGGTCCCCGTAAATGACAAGGAACCTGAATTTGTTCAAAGGAGGGACCTTCCCGAATACAAGGTTCTTGAATATGCTCCCTTCGCTGACCGGATTGTTGAAAAATTCCTTCTGTGCCGACGAGGTGCTGATAAGCGAGAGGAACAGGTCTATATCCTCTTCGGAATTCTTTTCCGGCCATGAGGAGATACCGTCCTTATCGCGGATATTGATAATGTCCACGTATCCTATTCCTTTCTGTCTGAGTTCCGCAGCCTTTTCGATGGCACGCGTGATGCAGCAGTCCGCCGCAATGATGTTTCCGTTAAACAGCACCCTGTAACGTCCTGAGACGGACATGGTGGGAATCAACGCCTCTTCAAGCCATTTCCACTTGGCCTTGATACGTTCCGGGTTCCGGCATTCCTCGTCGGTGTCTATATCATCGATAAGGATGAAGTCCGGACGAAAGTTCTTGTTACGGGTACCGCGTGGCGACTGTCCGGCACCGATAGCCCGGAAGGAACAACCGCACTGGCATGTAAACTCCCCTGTTTCCCAGGAACCCGGCTTTTTCTGTGTGCCGTAATCCTGGATGATGCGCTGGTTTTCCTCCATATTGGCCATGAAGGGCAGCAGCAGGCGCCCGGCGTTGTCCTGCGAGTTCGAGATAAGCAGCACGTTGCGTACCTGCCGGGTAAGCGCCAGCTTGACGATCTCCATCATGGCGCGTGCCGACTTGGCCAGCTCGCGCGACCATGCCCTGACCTCATACCAGCGGTCATGTTCCATAAGACGCCGTGTCGCTTTTTTATGGAAACCTGCCGGGCAGCAGGTGTAATACTGTGCGAAATAGTATCGGAACCACGCTTCATTATCCGCTTCCAGCCGTCTCTTGCGTTCCTCTATTTCAGCGGCGGAGTCGGACGGGTTAATGTCCGAACTTTCCCGGACGGATGCCACCAGGTCGTTCCATTCCGCCAGTTCGGCCCTGTCCCGGGGGGTAAGTCTGAGTTTTGCCATAGCCTTACAGTTTGGATTTTACATAAGCGTCCAGCAGCGGGACTATCTCCTTGCTGCGTGCCATATCATAAGTACGCAGCCATTTGACAAAGCTCTTGAAAACCGAAAGGATGTCAGCCAGCCCCACATCCGTTTCCATCTTTTTGATGGACCCGGTTATTTTGGCTATGGTGTCCGATTCGGCCGTGTTGGCGAATCTTTCCCCCTCCGGTCTCCCGTTGATGGCATTGTTCAGTTCGGCAAGCTGGAGATACAGGTTCTTGAGCTGTTCTTCCCGTGTCATGGTGATGGATACCTTGTACCGTTCCCAATTGCCTTCACCGGCCCACCGGGAAACAGTCTGACGTTTTACCCCCACACGCTCGGCAATCTCCGCGTGTGTCAGTTCTTCATTAAGGTAAATAGTCCTTGCAAAATCTTTTTTTTGTCTGCTGGTCAGTTCCGCCATTTTTTCATCTTTTTTATTTACGGCAAAATTCGTATTTAAATATATGATTTGCAATATATTGAATTTATGATACTGTCTTATGGCGCCATCATGAGGTTGTAAAGTTGCATCATGTCCCAATGGTGTTGACTGCAGTAAAAAAACTCTCCATATTTGCACCATAATTTTAAGACGACCGATGAAAAAGCGATACTTTAACATGATACCCTCCCCTGATACCGCCTGCATCCTCCTGTACGGGGAGATCGGCGGTTTTGACGGGATCAACGACAAGGACATTGTTTCCGAGCTGTATGAATACGCTTCCATGTACAGGAGCATAGACGTGCGTGTGAATTCCCCGGGAGGGAGCGTGTATGCAGGCATGGCCATATTCAACGCCCTCAGGGCCAGCGATGCGGATATAACCATCTATATCGACGGCATTGCCGCAAGCATGGCCAGTGTCATCGCCCTGTGCGGGAAACCGGTATATATGAGCCAGTACGCCCGTCTGATGCTCCATAACCCTTATGGGGGGTGTTACGGCAACAAGGAGGAGATGAAAGCCGTCGCCGAGCAGCTGGAGGCGCTGGAGGATACGCTTGCGGACATGTACGCTTCCAAGACCGGGAAAACCCGTGAGGAGATAAAGGATGCCTATTTCGATGGGAAGGACCATTGGATTACCGCCAAGGAGGCCAGGGAGATGGGATTCATTGACGGTATCTATGATATCGACGAGAAAGTGGATGCCGGGACGCCGCAGGAAGTTTATGCCGCATTCCAGGCCCGGCTGGGCAATCAAACATTAAATACAGGTAATATGATGTATGAAGAATTGAAGAAGAGACCATCCTTCGCCTCGTGTGCGACGGATGAGGACGTAGTGCGCACGCTCTCCTCCCTTGAAAGCAAGGCGGGACAGTATGACGCGCTGGTAAAGGAACGTGACACGCTTAAGGCGAGTCTGGACGGATATGTCGAGAAGGAGCGCGAGGCCAGAAAGGCCGAGATCAAGAATCTTCTCGAGGACGCCATGCAGGACGGGCGTATCGCCCCATCCGACCGTGACGCGTATCAGGCGGTGCTGGAGAAGGATTATGAGAACGGGAGAAGGATTGTCGACGGGCTTGCGAAGAAAAAAAGCGTGGATGATGTTCCGGACCCCCCGCTACAGGACAAATCCGGATGGAATGACAACTGGAAAGAAATCCGGAAAAAGAACGGTTTTAACTAAAAAATGAAAAGATTATGGCTGTAACTATCAAGAATACGAATTATGACGGTGAGGTACTCGACAGGATACTCACCAAGGCGGCCACAGGCAACGAGCTGGTACAGAAGGGGCTGATCAACCTCGTGCCCAATGTGACGAAGAAATACTCCATTCCCCGGCTGAAAACGAACAAGATGCTGCGCAAACGCGTGGAACAGCCTGAGGACAAGGACTCCAAAGGGGATTTCATTTATTCGGAGAAGGTGCTTGAGCCGAAAGACTTCATGGCCTTTACCACGTTCAACCCCCGCTCTTTCGAGCAGATATGGCGTCCGTTCCAGCCCAAAGGGGAACTGGTATTCCGGGAGCTTCCCCCCAATGTACAGAACGTCCTTCTGAAAGCCCTGTCCGACCAGGTGGATTTTGAACTCGGATACCACTTCGTCAACGGTATCTATGTCGATGATGAGGGGGATGACGAGCACCTGTTCAACGGCATTCTGATGCGTGTCTATGAAGATCCTGAGGTAATCCGTGTGAACTCCCCGAAAGACGACACCATGATTGAACGTCTGATGCGCGTGCGCAAGGCAACTCCCCAGGTTCTCCGCACCAATCCCAATTTTGTGTATATCATGTCCGTTGACGATGCCGACCGGTATGACGACGAACTTATCCTGCGCGAGGGAAAGGGCGTGAACTGGACTGATACCAGCGCCATGCGCTTCAAGGGGACTACGATCAAGACCGTATCCTCATGGCCGGACGGTCTGATCATCGGAACAGTGGCTACACCGACCGAGCAGTCCAACTTCTGGGGAGCGGTCAACCTGCAGAACGACTTCAACGTGATCCAGATCGACAAGCTGACCAATGCCGGAGAACGTTACTTCTTCAAGATGCTCATGACCGCGGACACGAACACGGCGTTCGGTGAGGAGGTGGTCATGCTGGACGCACGTGAGGGGAATGTCATCACAACATCCAACACCACGATCACAATGAAATCGCAGGATGACGCCATCGAGCTGACTCCCGCGTCAGACCAGACCTATACCATTGAGGCGGCCGCGGTACATGCGGGAGCGCGCCTGTCCGTGTCCAACAAATCAGCTGAGCATAAAGCAACCGTGCAGGGTACGGAAGTCGCGCCAGGCAAGACCGTGTCTCTCTATTATGACGGAAAGTCATGGTTTGAGGGGGATGTGAAGGAAATAACACTTTCAAGCGATCTTGCCGGACAGGAAAGCAAGGCTGCTGTCAGTGCGTCTGCGGAAAGTCTGGAGGAATGATTATGGCGACACCAAGAGGACTACGAAACAATAACCCCGGAAACCTCCGCCTGTCAGGTGACAGGTGGAAGGGTCTCCGCCCGGTGCAGACGGACAAGGAGTTCTTCCAGTTCACCGACATGAGATACGGCTACCGTGCCATGCTCATCACCTTGAGGAACTACCGGAAGAAACACGGTTTGAGGACCCTCTCCCTTATGATCGGGCGTTACGCCCCGTCCACGGAGAACGACACCCGTGCCTACCTTTCAAGTGTATGCGGCGAGCTTCAGGTTCCCACTACCTATGAGCCGGACGTGGATGACAAGGGGACGATGTGCCGTCTGGCCGCCGCGATGAGCCGGGTGGAAAACGGCGTGCCCGCCGTCATGGCGGACATAGAGGCCGGCTGGGAGATAATCTGAAAAATGACATGCGTATGGACTGGGGCACTGTATTCGAACTTCTCCAGCAGTGGCTCGCCCCCACGGGGTGCATAGCCATGGCAATAGGCTGGTGGCGTGACCGCAGGCTCGTCAAGGTCCGTGCGGTCAAGGAGAACGAGGGCACATACAAGCAGTTGTATGACGACCTCTCCGAGACGACTTTACATTTAAGCGACCAAATACGAAAAGTCAATGAGAAAATTATCGTTCTGGAACAGGCGCTGCGTAAATGTTACCAGTGCAAGTATGCTGACCGCTGTCCTGCTGTTGTCTGGATGCGCAGCAAACAGGGAGAGCCGAACAGCCGTCCGCTCGGGCTCTCTTCAGAGGAGCGTAACCGGGGAAATAATCTTCGGCAAGGCCCCGACGACTCTGACGAGCCTGGCACTGAAACCCGGGCTCCTCCGGACGATAGGCGGCCTTCCGGCCGGCATGGGCGTGACGGAGCAGCATGAGGGGCTGGACCTGAGGGTGGAGTCGGACGGGGAAGGCGGCGTGAACGTCACGGCCGTCTCACATGCCCGGCCGGAGATCACCGTAAGGGAGACCTCGGATATGAGGTTGGAGTCAGAGGAGGCTACGGCCGGGGAAAAACAGCCGGTTCCCTCTTTTTGGGACCGGACAAGGACGAAGGTGTTGTGCTGTTTTGTCCTCCTGCTTCTCTTCTGGGGACTCCGGCGGTTTAAAGACAAATCAAGGAACAATTAAAACATGAATCATTATGCCAGAAAAGAATACCGGCGCCATCTATGGCGTGAAAGCTCTCAAGTATAACGGGAAGGCTCTCGGACTGATATCCGAGGACGGGCTGCAGCCCGGAGGCGACTCGCCTTCCAAGACCCGCATCTGGGCGGCGCAGAAACGCAACGCGCCGTTCGCGGTGCTCAAATCCACACCGGGAACCAAGACATGGACGTTCACGCTCATCGAGCTGTCCGCGGACAACATGATACAGGTGATGGGCGGGACGAAGGAAAGCACCGGGGTCTATGTGCCCCCGACGGAGGACAAGGACGTGCAGGGCGTGTTCGACATCGAGACCGTGACAGAACACACGATCCGTATCTATAACGGGGTGCTCACATGCAATTTCGCCAACGGGATCAACTTCAGCAATGTGCTGGGCATCGAGTGCGAGCTGGAGATGCAGGATGCCGGGGAGAAGCCTCCCTACAAGATCTTCGCCCCGGGTGACAGTGTACCGGAATATCCCGAGTCATGACGGAAGGGAAGGACACACGAAGTCGGGCGGCGGACATGCTGCTTGACATCGGCATCCGCATTCCGGTGATGCCGCTCAGACCCTTTAAAAAATGCCCCGGGAAATCCTTCCTTGTCATGCGCCGTCCGCCCGCCGGGGCGGTCATCCGCATAGCAAGGCGGTACCTGGAGCTCGGCGTCACCCCGGAGGATATCAGGGCGATGGACTATGAAGAAAGGATGCGGTTCGTGGCGGAGAAGGGAAAGGCGGTCAGCCGGATGGTCGCGCTGGCCGTATGCACCGGATGGCTCTCGGGGATGCTGTTCTCCGGCCCTGTGGCATGGTATCTCAGATGGAGGGTGCATCCGGCGATGCTCTCCGCCGCCCTCATCGAGCTGCTCAGGGGCATGGACATACAGCCTTTTTGCAATACTATTCCGTTGGCGTCCAGAACGGCGGAGCTGCTGGAGCCGATAGGAAGCCGGGAAAGGAAAACGGGTTAACGGGCCGGCAGGAAGGCCCCCATAGCGTTTTCGGAATCATCGCGCAGGCGATGGAACGGTTCGGCAGGCCGAAACGGCACATCCTGTGGAAGATCAGCTACGCCGAGCTGATGCTGATGAACACGGATGTCAGCCGGTATGTGACCAAGGAGGAGCTCCTGGAAAGGGAGCGCAAACGTAGGCCGGACAAATTCACCACTGAATATTTTCAAACAAAACTCGGAGGGTAAAAATGGAACCTGTAAGACTGGAGATACTGCTTGACGACAAGACACTGAAGGGGATGCGCTCGGTGGAGGGCAACCTTTCCGGGATAGGCCTGTACGCAAAACAGGTCATCGCACAGCTGGAGCAGGAACTGCTGGAACTGCAGAAACAGTACAGGAATGCCATGGCCGCAGGTACGAATACCGACGCCCAGATGGCGGACATCCAGGCACTGCAGGGAGTCATCAGGCAACTGAAAGCGGAACTGCAGGGGCTGGAAGAGCAGAAGAAAAAGACAGGATCCACCCCTCTCATGGGAGATGATCCCGCCCCGAAACTCAATAATGTGAGGATGAGCATGCAGCAGATCGCCCGGGAACTCCCCTCGCTGGCAATGGGTCCCCAGATGTTCTTCCTCGCCATTTCCAACAACATTCCCATGTTCACCGACGCCCTGTCGTCAGCCCGCCAGGAGTATGAGGCGCTGACCAAAGCCGGAAAGAAAGCCACCCCGGTGTGGAAGCAGGTGCTTTCTTCACTGTTCTCGTGGCAGACGGCGCTGGCCGCCCTGATTACCCTGTCCGTCGTATACGGGAAGGAGATCGGCGGATGGGTGAAGAGCCTGTTCGGTGTGAAGGATGCCGCCCTGTCCGTGGCGAAAGCCCAGGAAAAGGTGAATGAATCCTTCAGGAACAGCAGCAGTGATGTGGCGGAACAGGTCACTCTCGTCAGGTCCTTGTCCGAAAGATGGAAGGAACTGGGAGACAACATGTCCGATAAAAAACAGTTCATCACCGAAAACAAGAAGGAGTTCGGGAAACTCGGTGTTGAGGTGGGCAACGTGAATGACGCCGAGAACCTGCTGGTGGACAATACGGACGTGTTCATCGGGGCGATGATTCTCAGGGCCGAAGCTGCCGCAGCGTTCAAACTGGCCACGGAGCAGACGGAGAAGGCCTTGAAAAAACAGAACGAGATAGAGGAAAGGCGGAAGAAGGGTCCGACTTTCTGGGACAGGTTTAGGGCCAATTTCTTCTCTTCCGCGTCCGGATCAGCTACTTATACCCGACAGGCGGACGCTCCCACGGCCGAACAGCTCAGAGAAAATGATATCTCCGCCCTGGAAGAGGAACAGAAGGCAGCGGAGGATACGGCCAAATCCTATATGGACCTGTTCCTTGCGCGGACAAAGGAATGGAAAGAGAGGCTTAAATCGGCAGGCATAAAGGAAGATGACGGCAGGGAAACCAAGGATACGGGCAAATCGGCCCGGGATTATCAGGACGAGCTTGCCGACGCCCGTATCAGGGCACAGCAGAAACTTGAGGCGGCACGCATATCGGTCATGCGGGAAGGTGTAAGGAAACGCCAGGCCCTTGCAAGGCAGGAGCTTGACGAGTCGCTCGCGCAGATCGACAAGGAGGAGCGTGACACCCTCAAGAAAATGGACGAGGCCGAAAAGAAACGGGGTGTGAAGTCCACGTCCGAGGAAAGGCAGGCCGTGAAAGACAACGCCTCGCAGCAGCGTCTTGTCGCCTACCAGCAATATGCGAAGGAATTCTATACCGCCGACAAGGAATGGCAGGAGAAGGACCTGCAGTCCTGGATTGACTATAACAAGGAATACGGCACATACCAGCAGAAACGTCTGGCCATCATGCGGGAATATACCCTTAAATCCTCGAAAGAGAGTCTGAACGGGAATGACAAAAGGATGCTGTCCCGACAACGTGACGAGGCGCTGTCCGAACTTGATTTCAACGAACTGAAGGACACCATCAACTGGGATGTCGTCTTCGGCAATCTGGACAAGGTGGCGAAAAAGGAGCTGCAGAAGGTGAAGCGGCAGATAGTCAGCTTCCGCAACAGCCCGGAATTCAAAAAAAGCGCCACTCCGGAACAGATGCAGGTCATCGAGGAAGCCATCGGGAAGATCGACAGCGAGGTCATCGAGAAAGGAGGTCTGTTCGGCAATCTGACCGAATCCATACGGGAATACTCCGAAGCGGTTGATGAACTGACAGCCGCGCAACGGGATTATGACGAGGCCGTGCGGCAATACGGGGCGGACAGCGCGGAAGCGGAGGCCGCTCGAAAGAAAAGGAACAAGGCGGAAGCCGGGGAGCGCAATGCCGGGAACAACCTGGAAGCCTCGAAGGATAAGGCGGTGAGAAACATCACCGCCGTGGCCGATGCGATGAACACGCTGGGCGAGGCGGACATGAGCCTGTCATCCTTCGGAAGCGCGGTCGGGTCTCTGGTGGACACGCTGTCCGCATCCGGAAGCAAGATCGGCGGCATCATCGCGGCCATACTGGCTATCCTTGACCAGATCGGGCAGAAAGGGCTGGAGGGTTTTGTCGGCAACATTCTCGAATCCGTCATGCACGCCGCAGGAGGATTGTGGGACAGCATCGGACGTCTGTTCGGTGTCAAGGGGCTTGGAGGCATCTTCAAGGGAGCCGACTATTCCGGCTATAACGAGATGGTGGACCAGTACAACCGTCTGAACGAGATATGGGATGAACTGATCGACAAGAAAAAGGAATATATAGAGACCAGCTACGGCGCCGAGGCGCAGAAGGTCGGAGAGGAAGCTCTGGCCCTACAGCGGACCGCCATAGACTCTTACCGGATACTGGGCAAGGAACGTCTGAATTCGGGAGCCAGCACGGGATCGCACTCTATCGGGGTGCGGCAGCGCAAATGGATGTCCTCTCAGGACTGGGCGGCAGCCGGCGCGGCCCTGGGAGAAGACTTCTACAGGTACGGGATCGGGGAAGGACGTATGACCGGGCTGTTCGATCTCTCCGTGGAGCAGCTGGAGAAACTGAAGTCGGAAGCTCCCACATTCTGGGCCAAGCTGGATGATGATGTCAGAAATTACCTGGACAAGATCATTGAAGGTTCGGAAAAACTGGGTGACATACAGGCCCAGATAAAGGAACAGCTCACGCAGATGTCTTTTGACAGCATGCGTGACGCCTTCTATGACACACTGCTTGATATGGAAAGCGGGGCGGAGGATTTCTCGGAGGACTTTAGCGAGTACCTGCAGAAGGCTATCCTCAAGACAAGCCTGTCGAAAGTCTACGACAAGAGGCTTCAGGAATGGTATGACAAGTTTGCCAACTACAACAAGGAAGGAGGTATAGATACCGGGGAATACAAGGACCTCCAGCAGGAATGGAACGATATCGTAAAGGACGCCCTGGAGGAGCGTGACTCGCTGAAGGATATCTTCGGATGGACATCATCGTCCTCCTCTTCCCAGTCCGGCCGGGCCGGAACCGTCACCTCCATGACCGAGGAGACGGCCGGAAGGCTGGAGGGAATCGGCAACGCGACCCTTGACCATGTCATCAGCATTGACAACAACCTTACGAGGCATCTCGAAGGGATGGCGACATCCCTGGGCAAAATTGCGGGGAATTCGGAGTACCTCAGACACCTCGAAACGATAAACGAGAACATCGCGGAGCTCCGGCGCGGTGTGAAACTGAAAACATAGGACTATGGAAGTGGAGGAAGGACTGCTGAAAATAAACGGGACGGACATGGCGTCCCTGGGATGTTTCCTGTACGAGGAGAACGCGGGGGACCATACCAATTACGACTCGCTGATGAAGCCGCCGAAGATGAAGGAGCATACCTCCGTCAGTTACCGGGAACTTGACGGCGAGGAACTGCCCGAAACCCTGCTTCCCCGTTACGAGGCGAGGGACATCACGCTGAAGATGGCGGTGGTTGCGGATACACGGACCGGGTGGTTCAAGAACTACAACGCCGTGCTTGCCTTGCTGAAGTCGGGATGGCTGACGCTGGAGGTTCCGGAGATAGGCCGGGTGATGAAGGTCTACCTGAAGGAATATACCCGGTACAGCCAGTTCACGACAATCAGGAATACCGGCCAGCAGGTAGCCGGATTCACGGTCACGCTGCGCGAGCCGAAACCTTTTTCAAACAGTGATTAAAAACGATTTAAAAACATCATAAATGGAACTTGAAATCTACGACAGGCAGGGAGCCCTGAAAAGGAAGGTCAGTCCCGATTCATCGTCCCGGTGGACCGAGGAAGTGGGGGCGGAATTCGTGGTGACGGTGAACTTCACCACCTGGGAGTTCTTCGTCCTGTCGGTCGGCGACTATGTGGAGATATCAGGAAAGCGGTTCTCCATAAAGAAGGAGTACCGCCCGAAAAAGACCGACACACAGAAATACACCTACAATATCAGCTTCTACGGCCGCGAGCACGACATGCAGGACCTGTTGTTCTGCCGTCTGAACCAGGGGGAGGATGACCTGGAGTCCGTCTTTGCCTATGACGGCACGCCGATGGAAATGCTGGAAAAGCTGGTTGCGAACATGAACCGCAACACCGACGGTGTGACGTGGCGTGCAGGCCAGGCCGTCACCGGTGACCGGAAGACCATCAACTTCAACGGCCTGTTCTGCTGGGATGCGGCAGGCGAGATAGCCGGTGCCTGGGAAACCGAGTGGTGGCTGGACGGGGAATACCTGAACATAGGGAAATGCGAACACGGCGAACGGGTCACGCTCGGCTATATGAAGGGATTGAAGACGGGACTGACCCAGAATGAGAATTCCAATTCGGTCAAGTGGTTTACACGGCTGATTCCCGTAGGTTCAGCCAAAAATATTGACCCGTCAAAATACGGCTACACCCATCTGCAACTGCCGTCACGGGACAAGTATATCGACCTGAACACCCAATTGGGCCTGAAGGAGCATCGCGAGGAAGCGGCCTTTCAGGATATATTCCCGCACCGTCTGGGTACGGTATCCTCGGTAAGGTCCGAGGAGCAGACAAATAAGGACGGGAAGAAATACACCGTCTATTATGTCAAGGACAAGGATCTCCCCTTCAATCCGGATGAATACATGATCGGTGAGGAGGTGATACACATCACCTTCGAAAGCGGCGACCTCTCCGGAAGGGAGTTCGAGTGCAACTGGCATAACGACACACAGGAGTTCGAGATCATCAACATCTACCCGGACGAGAACACCCAGATACCGGGAGGCAACATCATACCGAACATCGGTGACACGTATATCCTGACGAACATCCGCATGCCGGATGAGTATTACCCGATAGCGGAAGAACAGTACAAGCAGGCGGTTGACAGCTTCCTGACAGAATACAGCAAGGACATATCCATCTATTCCGGCAACACGGATTACATCCATGTGGATAAAAACAGTGTGCCGTTATCGCTCGGGCAAAGGGTGAGACTGGAGGACGCGCAGTATTTCGAGGCCGGGTATCTTGACACCCGCATCACAAGGATAGAGAGGAAGCTGGGCAATCTTTCCGAGGCTTCCATTGACTGCTCGTCGGCGGTCAGTACCTCATGGAAGTCATCCGTGGACTCGACACTGAACAATCTGGAATACACGCTGGCGCAGGAGATGGCGGACAATGTCCGCCTGCTGAAGACCGGCGATATGGAGAGTCCGAGCGACTATACGGCTTTCTCCTCCCTGAGGGCTATAGCAACCTTCCTCTGCAAGGACCGTCCCGACCGTACAAATTTCTTATTGAAGTTCGGTGATTTCATCGACTCCATGATTGCCGGTAAAGGTGCCGGTATCTATCCTGACGGGCGCGGTCAGTTCGAGCGTCTTGAGGTGCGCGGTTCCGCAGTGTTCAAGGAGGTCATCTATAACCGCCTGAACGCACAAGAGGGCGATACGTCTTACTCCGAGAACGGGGTCATTGAGTCCGTGACTTTGGAGAGCGACGGAACCTATACCCTGAAATTGCGCAAGCGTTGGGAGAATGACTTTACCGCATTCCAGGAGGGGGATGTGGTCTATGGGATTGTGAACAACCTCTTTTCTACGGGGGAGTATTACACTTCATGGGTACGTGTGCTGTCGAAGAACATAGCGGCCAACTCCATCTCGGTACTGGTGTATCCGGACAGCGAGGTGCCGGGAGGCCGGAACTATCCCCCTACTGAGCTGATGATTATCACGCGCAGAGGCAATGCCATCAATGAGGACAGGCAAAGCTACTGGTATTTGTCCGCCACCACGGATAAATGTCTTGTCTGGCTGGAAGGAGTAACGAAACCTGTCCTGGAACAGAACAACTATTACATGATATTGGGGCGTTTGCCCAATTTGGATTTGTTTGACAATCTCCCCATCAACTATAAGCACTCGTACATATTCGCCCGTGCCGGCATCTTCGGTGAACTTTACCGGGTGGACTGGCAGGGACTGCCCGTACAGGAACTGGTGGACCGTGGCTTTTGGTCGGCCGAAGTCGCGTCCTCTGAAAATCCTTACACCAATACGCAGGAGCGGGCGGACACGGTTTGGCACTACGGCTGCAAATGGAAGTGCCTGATGACGGGAACAGCCGACGAACCGCAATATGCGGCAGCCGGATGGGCGATGCTGGAAGGGAACCCGGAATTTACGATAGAGATCGGCAGCACAAAGGGGTGGTATTTTGATATCGAGACTTTTTCCACAACGCTATATATTACCGGCAAGCTGTACAACCGTGACGTGACAGATCATATACTTGACGCTGATGTGAGCTGGACGCGTGATACCGGGAATGTATCAGAAGATAACGCATGGGCGGTGAAGCGTGCCGGCGCCGGGAAAAATCTTCCTCTGACGATAGATGATCTCGGACCGAATTATACCAACATGCGGGTGTGTACGTTTAAAGCACAGGCGTTATTGCGTGACGGGCAGCAGTTTGAAGTGGCGGAGAATTTTGTAACATTTTAAAATGGTTTTATACAATGGCAACAAAGCAACGAAAAATAGAAATCAACTACCGGCTGTTACAAACCAGTTGTAACATCGAGGTGGTGGGCAGCGTGCCGGACATGCAGGTCTACCAGGCTGACAAAGCTGAATACACTCCGGACTATACGCTGACACCGCTGGTCCTGTTTCCGCGGTGCAACGCCACCGATCCGGAAGCGGTGACTAAAATCGGGGCGGTCAACTCCAGGCTGACCAACATGAAGTGGTACGAGCGCATCGGAACCACACGCACACTTATCACATCGACAAACACAGGCTACAGCATTACGGAGTCCGGTGACAACAAGGGACAGATCACAATGAAAAAAAATGTCACCGTCCTAAAACCCGTCACGCTGGAGTTTTACGCGGAATATGCCGACACACGTACCGGACAGCTGTTTACTTTTCAGATGAGCCGTCTTGTCCGCGCGGTTGACGGTACGGATGCGATCCCCGTATTGACGATAGACAGCCCGTCCACGCTGGACTGGAACCCGGTGCGTGACATCACCGCACAGACCATCACGGCTAAACTGATGGTAGGCGACACGGACGTGACGGCTACGGGCAAATGCAGGTTCTTCTGGTACCGTCTGTTGTCTACGGGAGCGCTGGAGGCGATAACCACAGGAGCGGGTGACAACGACTGGGAGTTTGTATCACTGAACAAGAATGTATATAAGATTGACCGCAATTATATAGGTGATGACATCACGATTGTCTGCAAGGCCACCTATGCGGCTTCCGGGACTCCGGCATCAACCCCGGGCACATCGGACCCGGCAGTCTCTACTGTGATACGCCGCAGGATTCCGAAGATTGAAGCCGACTGGGAGGGCGTACCTACGGGTGTTCCGGACGGGACTTACGCCATCTTTCCCAGACCCGTCATTCGGGATACCATGGGGGTTATCCCGAATCCATCCGCCATGTTTAACTGCCACTGGTACGTCAAGAAGAGCGGAGATGCCGGATATGCCAAGGTTGCCGACGGATACTCTCCCAGGATACCTTTCAGCAACGGCATGATGTTAAAGCTGGAGGTGGAGGACAGAGGCCCTTACGTGGCGCTGACACAAGGCGGCAAGGTGCTCACACAGGGGGGCAAGGCGGTAGTAGTAAGAAAATTTGGATAACATTAAAAACAATAGAATTATGGCATTTTACATTAAAGTAACGAAGGAGGTTGCCGACCGGTTGCATCTGACCGATATCCGCAACAGGACAGCGGATGGCAATGTATTATTGTGGCAGGCGGACGTGGCACGTTTCCCCGGCGACACGGTATTTGACAGGGCCAAGGAAGCGGGCGGCGTCTGCCTGACCCCGCAGGCGGCGAAAGAAGAGATAGACGGTACGGGCCATCCCGTCGAAGTATTCACACCTGCCTCTTGGGGGGAGGACAACACCGAAAGCTCCGAAGGCACGGATAGTACGGAAACGACCGGGGAAGGAGGAGCGTCATGAGTTTGGCCAGCGCGACCGGACAGGTCATATTTTCGCAAAAGGGCGGCGTATACATGCCTGCCATCCAGTGTAACCAGGGAGATCTGTATCAGGAGTATATGGGCGAAGCGTCCGCGCCGACGAACATCGCACCGGATTTCGCTTCGCTCAAGCCCGTCTTGTCCTTCATTCTCACCTCTTCGCGGGTGGCGGAAGGGCTGGTGGTTCCTTCCTCCATGAAATGGTATTTCAATGATGTCGAGATCAAGTTCTCGGGCAATGTCTCCACCAACACGTTTGGCGGTGAGACGGGACATTTCAAGTTTATCCCTTACCAGCCCGGTACGACGGATTACTACGGATTGCAGATCGTCAAGAATCTGGTCAAGGCGAGTGGAGCGGCCTCTTGTACCATCAAGGGTGAAGCTACCGTGACGATAGGGAATACCAGCGACACCGTCCAGTTCGTCTATAGCATCCCCATCACCAAGGGGGTCGGAAACCAAAAGCATGTGACGATCATTGCCGGAGACAACAAGTATTTTACTTTACGGGATAAGGGGCAGAGCTGTATATTGAAAGCCGTTGCGCGCATGGGTAGCGACGACATCACTACCGGATTGACGTATAAATGGTACAACCAGGTCAACGGTGCGTGGAGCGTGCTGAGCGGAAAGACCACACAGACATTGACCGTCACCAACGATATGGTTGATACGACAGGTGTGTTCAAAGTGGAGGTGTACCAGGGCGGCAAGCTCATCGGTCAGGACACGCAGTCCGTAATGGATGCGTCCGATCCGTTTGATTTGATCCTGAATCCCACGCCCGAGGACGAGACCATCCGGGAAAGTGGTGACACGGTGGTCTATAAGCCCATTCTGGTCAAGCGTGGAAGTACCACCAAGTACAAGGACATGACTTTCTATTTCGTGTTCATGGACAGTGCAGGAGTAGTCCTTAACCCGTCTACTTCCGGTACAGCAGCCACTTCCGGCACGTGTACTTGGGACATGTGCCAGCAGGCAGGAGGCAACGTGGCATGGACCATCACAACCAAGGAATAAGGAGGTGATATGCCGTTGGTGACTAGAACCGGACAGGTCAGTTTTGCTCCAAAAGGTGACAAGGGAGATAAGGGGGCGCGCATGCGTATGCGTGTATGGGGGGCGTCTGTGTCTTACCTGGAGGGCAAGCAAGGGCAGCAGTTTTACGACATTGTACTTTATGACAACCTGCTGTACCTGTGCATCCGTTCGCATACGTCGGTTTCGACGGAAACCCCCAAACAGAATGTGGCTTCGGGAAAAATAAAATACTGGGAGATAGCACAGAGCTGGACTTTTATCGCCACCAAGCTGTTGCTGACCGAGAAGATCAAGGCGTCCATGATTGATGCGGACGGTATCAGGGCGGTCAATGTGGACATCAGCGGAAAAATCACGGCGGATAAAGGACGTATCGGTCCGTTTTCCATAGATTCCGGCATGTTGTCCTCAAAAACTCTTTATGAGGGGACGGATTCCCATGTCGGTTTCAACCTGTCTGCCGGACAGATAGAGTTTTATAACGAAAGGACATTTGCACGTGTAAAAATCGGAGGGAACACGAAATTTGTCACAATCGAAGGGATATCGTATGATGCCGGAATTGACATACAGAGTCCGAATGCCATGATCGGGATGCACATCAAGACCCTAAGCATTCCTCTGTTCGTGGAGGGGGGTAACATTTTCCTTCATCCGGACAATGACAGTTATGTATCTCTCCGTGGCATAGTGGGGAACTGGAGGAATATCTCTGTTAAAACTTCCTTGAATAACAATGATGACAATGTGATGTTTATTAATACGGGTAATATAGAAGTGACACTTCCTCCGGATGTTCCGGGACATACCATATACTTCAAACGTATGAGCGGCGGGGTAAGACTGACAGGCGGGCGCATCCTGCCTGCCCCCGGAGGAAAAGAGATGTCCTCCATTGATCTGGATTATGCGTCCGGATTCGTTAAATGTATGGGCAATTATTGGGTTATGTTTTATTGCGGATAACAGTATTTAATTAAGAATATTATGAAAGTTGATTTTACAAAATTTCCCCTGTTCACGGGGATAGACAGACAGGATATGGTGATAGCGGATATCCGTAAGGATATTGCTGACGGCATTTACAGGAACGTGCCCGGTCTTCCGGCGCACGTGCTTGCGGAGAAGATCTATCGGAACGAGCTTGTGGAGCTTGCCGATGACGAGATTCATATACTTGACCTCTACACTTCCGCTTCGGTGGGGCAGCTCGCCGACTCATGGCAGGATTATAAGAAAAACAATTTGGAAACTGAAACTGGTAAATAAAAAATATTATGGAAAAGATGGAATTAAGTGAGGCGTTGAAAGCCAATGCCTCAGTACTGGAAGGACTGTTAGGGATAAATGATACGTGGTTAAGAGATGGAGGACTGTTTAAAGGTGACTTAAACACCATTAAAAAAAGTGTTATTCTACGAATCCTAGAAGGATCAACCAATACGCCTATAGATAACGGATCATGGGGTATATTGGTTTCCTTATATATTAATTTAGGTAGTGAACAAGATTCAAGCATCCAAATTATATATTACGGTGATAGATCTTACTATATACGTAGAATGTGGTATGGGTATTGGTCTTCTTGGGAGAAAATCACAACAACGGCGGTCTGATTTCCTACTTCTGGAAGGACTGATTGGTGTTGCTACGAGTGAAAAAGATGGATTGATGCCATCAATTCAAAGAATGACCACTTCATATCAAAAAGACCGGCAGACGTATTGTAAAATTGCCGAATTTGGAAATCGTTTAACAGGAATATCAATGCTTATTTCAGTATTTAAGAACCATGAAAATTCATCTTCGTCTGTTGTTTTATTAACAGGATATAGCGATGGTCTATCCGTTAATTCGATAAAAAGAGGAACCTATTTAACTAATGTTTATTATCAAAAAAAAGAGAACAAAACCATTGTTTATGTAAAATCATCAGCATACGTGTATATCAGTACATTGTGCATTGGCACGAATGGGGGGCTCAATCTAAGCCATGAAAACAATCTAGATTTACCATCCGGCGCAATCGAAATTCCTATATCTTGACAAGAATTTAGCAATATTTGAGAGCTGGAAGAACTAATGCCGATTGCCAATTTAGGAAGTAAAGGGCTCTTGAGAAAAGGCGTTCTTTCTCCTATATTGGTTTGCAATAAAAACTCCGTTCAAGAAGTATGTGTCGTTCGCCTAGCGAGTTCATCTAACGCCTATATCGGTATGATATTGTATGTATATTGGGGTGGTTCTACAGGTCTGTTCTTTATTAATAGTAAGACTGGTAACTCCTATATCATAAGGAAAGTCAACGGTAGTATGATTTCTGAAATAGAGTTCAAACGAAAAAATGATCATCTCTTCGTTCGGAGTAAGACAAACACAGCTTCATTTCGTGTAAGTGCTTTGTTTTTGGATACTACTGGGGTTGACCTGTCTTTATCTATGAATATAGTTGATGAGAATCTGGATGATGCTGAAGATATAGAAATACTATAATTCTTTGGTAACATGAGGAGCGGACGGGTGTGGACCGGCACCCATCCGTTTTATCTCATTAAAATATGACTTATTTTTAAGATTATGTTGTTTGCATTTGTTTCCAATCAGTCCAAGTTCCATTATTACATACTCGAATAAAAAATCTGCTCTGAAAATCTACATGAGTTTGCTTGAGGGTGACATCATTAATAGCAATCGTTTCCAAAAATCCGTAATTACTTGATGTTTTGGGTTTATTATCCATTGATTGGACTTTATCAACAAACATATATCCAACCTCCTTAAATTCATTAAAATCAGTAATACTACCAGATCTCCTTCTGTACCATGTATCATTTATCCCTAACAGTCCTTCCAGAAGGATTTGTATCAATGACTTTTGTATTACAATATTATTTTAAATGTTTGTTGGTCTATATATCGTTTATTCTGTTCTTTTTTTTATATAATGATTCTTTTTTAAATATTTGTTATAGCTTTGCTATGACAATTAATAATGTTTTTTTCATTTATTAATTTTTGAATGCCGTGAGGTATTTTAATTAATAAAAAGATTTGTGTATGGAATTGGGCAGGATTGGCGAATCCTGCCTTTTTGATACCGTACTTCAACTACATAATAATTTGGGCAAAACAAAATTTATATATAACTTTGTAGCATCTATATTGAATTAAACATTATTCTAACTCACTAAAAGAGTTTACTGATAAAAATGTCTAGATGCTATCGTTCGTGATGAATAATGGCATCTTTTTTACAAATGTTTTTTTTCACAGACCATTTTTTTATAGATATAACGAGCAACAAATTATAAATGTTATAAAACATATTAATTATGGCAAGAAGACGATCTATTACCCTAGATCAAGAGTCTAGGGTATTGTCCCTATATAAGGACGGGATGGCTATCAAGGAGATAATGAAGGAAACAGATATAAGGTCTGAGCAAACGATATATAGGATATTGGACAGCAATGGTGTGCCTCGAAGACCGAAGGTTAATGCTGTAAAAAGAATACTTGTTATGATAGAAGAGGATGTGGCAGCTATATTGGATAAGGAGCAATCAGTATCATTATATGTCAATGAGGCTATAAGATTCTATCACGGTAACCGGCATTAATTGCCGGTTATTTTTTTATTACAACTATATTTAAATTGGATTTAAAATCACATTTTGAATTGTGTTAACAAGTGTGATTTTGGAACAAAATGTTTTGCAAAAGTGGAACATTTTGTTTTGCGGCTTATAATTATTGTATTGGAAAAAAAACTGAAGTTTACTACTGCTTGATCCGTCCATAAATCCCAATGTCAATAGACCTCCGAAAGCAGAATCTGTAGGCAAATTGGTAGAGCCAGTGTATGCGAATATAAATTCATTCACTGGGGTCTCATTAGCATCCACCACCTCCTTTTTTTTGTCTTTAATGCATGAGCCAATCTCAATCAGTCCCCCCAGAAGTAGTTTTTTATAGATTATGTTGTTTGAATATGTTCCCAAATAGCATTCACGTCTTCTTTATACATATTTCTTATATATACACAATTTCTTTGGTTCCCTGAATAAATTTGAGTGATAAAATTATTCATCTTAAAAACTAATAACATTCCATATCCATAAGAATTATTCGGGCCTCCAGTTACTCCCAAATTAGCATCATATATTCCTTGTTCTAATACATTTAATGTATTTGTTACCCCCATTCCCATGAATGGGAACAGCTTCAAACTAGAGAACAGTCCCCCCAGAAGCAATTTTTATCTTTTATTTTGTAAATACCGAAGAAATTTTTAACTTTATAAATAAAATATATATGTTAGAAAAAATCAGATACCGTTTAGTTTATAACCGACAAAAAAAGCTTAATCGGCAAGGAACGGCTCTTGTTCAAATAGAAGCTTACCTTAACAAAAGAAAAGTCTATTTCAAAACCAACATTTATTTGAAGCCTGAATGTTGGAGTAAAGAAAATGCACAAGTCATCAACCATCCTCAGTCACAGGAACTTAACGCAATGTTGTATGAACATATTCTTGAATTACAAGCCATAGAACTCAGTTTCTGGAAACGAGGACTGGAGTCTACCCTGTCCGCACTAAAAGAAGCCGTAAGAAAAGGTATCAGACCAGCCGTGTCTTTTCTCAAATTCGCTCAGCAGGTCATAGTGAATTCAGACCGAAAGCCGGGAACCAAGGATAATATGCTCGGCACAGTGGCTACACTGAAAGAATTCCGCAATACAATAGATTTTACTGATATAAATTATACATTTTTAAAAGAATTCGATAATTTTCTCCGCAACAAGGGGCTGAAAGTTAATACAATAGGGAAACACATGAGAATTCTCCGTACCTTGGTTAACGAGGCTATCAACGAGAACTATATCTTACAGGAGGCATACCCTTTCCGTAAGTTCAAGATCAAGAAAGAGAAGAAGGAACATAACTTCCTGATGCCCGCAGACTTGGAGAAACTGGAGAATCTTGAACTGCCGGACAGGAAGAACAACAGCCGGCACATACTGGACGCATTTCTCTTCTGCTGTTATTGCGGATTGAGATTCTCTGATTTCAAGCAATTGACTTATAAAAATCTCGTAACAGTTGACGGAAAGGAATGGCTGGTCCTAAACAGCGTCAAAACAGGTGTGAAACTCAATATTCCGCTATATCTGCTGTTTAACGGAAAGGCACTGGGCATAATGCGGAAGTACGACAGCATCGAACAACTGGCTGCATTAGGTTGCAATTCGGACACTAATCGGACATTGCAGAAATTGGGAAGAATGGCGCGTATCAGCAAGAAATTTACCTACCATACAAGTCGTCATACTTGTGCTACTCTGTTGGTACATCAAGGCGTTCCGATAACCACCGTCCAAAAACTCTTGGGGCATACATCGGTCAAGACAACAGAGATATATTCCGAGGTGTTTGATGAAACGATTATCAAGGATCTGACAAGGGCTAACCAGAAGTATTCTAAAAGTAGAAATGTAAAACAAAATCAAATAAAATCTCAAAAATCCCCGGAAAAATACATCAGGCAGTAGAAATCTATAAAAGCTATCTGTTTTATACTTGTTTTTCATACTTCGATCTATCTACCCTTTAATTTGTAAATAAAAAAATACAAAACCGTTTAATTTTAGGTATTAATATTAGGCAGGTAATTGTTTGGATAATTTTAGTAAAAAAAATATACTTCATAAATAGAACTTCCCCTTACTGATAAAAGGTAAGGGGAAGTGGTTACTTCGTTTTTATTAGTCTTTCCTCAAACTCTGCAATGATACAGTCTGCATCCAATTATCTAATACAGAAGAGAGAACTTCTGTTGCTTTTTCAACCGAAACATTGTCTGTTACACGTTCCATCATTCAATCTCCTTTCGTTCCAAAATAAATAGCACCAAGTATAACAAACGAGCATCCGCAAAGGAATGCAAAAATATGACTAACTATCGGGTTCAGGTAATTATATACAGTTAATTATACACGTACATATTGACGCTTCACCGTCCCGACTACTGCCGACCACTCCACGTCCTCAACCCCTTCTACCAAGGGTGATATTAGTCCGAACCGTTTGATGTTCACCGAAGCGAGAATGTCACGATCATTGTGCCTTCCGCATTTCGGGCAAACCCATTCACGGTCACTGAGTTTCAATTCACTATTAACGTATCCGCATATACACGTCTTGGAACTTGCTTCAAAACGTCCGATACGTATAAGGTTGCGTCCATACCATTCGCACTTGTATTCAAGCTGTCGGAAAAACTCGCTCCATGAAACGGATGATATGGATTTTGCAAGACGGTGGTTTTTCAACATACCCTTTACATTCAAATCCTCAATGATTATCGTTTGGTTTTCACGGACAATCTTTGATGTGACTTGATGCAGGAAATTGTTGCGTTGGTTGGAAACCTTCTCATACTGTCTTGCCAGGATTTTTCTTGCCCGTTCTCTTCGGTTGGAACCTTTCTTTGTCTTTGAGAATCTTCTTTGCAACACCTTTAGCCTTGCTTCCGATTTCTCAAGATATTTGGGATTGGCATACACATCACCGTTTGAACATACTGCAAAATCCTTTATACCGACATCTATACCGATAGACGTATCATATCTAACAGCAGGCTTTACAGGTATTTCCTTTCCATCGTCAACAAGGACAGAAATGAAATATTTACCTGTTGGCGTCTTGCTTACCGTGACAGAGCATACTTTACCGTCAAACTTCCTGTTCGGAAAGAATTTAACCCATCCAATCTTTGGAAGTCTTACCTTATTGTTGTCAAGGTCAACAGACACCGAATTTATAGCCTTGTATGACTGTCGGCTGTAATGCTTCGCCTTGAAATTTGGAAACCCTGCCTGTTCACGGAAGAACTTCACGAACGCGCTGTCCATATTTCTTATGGATTGTTGCAGACACTCGTTTGATACTTCCGAAAGCCATTCCTTCCCATCTTCCTTTTTAAGTTCTGTAAGCATCTTAGCCAGTTCAACCCATCCTATCTTCGTCTTATCACGCTGATACGCTTCTATACGTTTGCCAAGCATATAGTTATATACAAACCTACAACACCCGAAAGATTTATTGAAGAAAACAATCTGCTCAGGAGTAGGATTAAGTCTATATTTATATGCTCGTTTCATATTGCAAATATAACTATAAATTAAATTATGGCATAACTAATTTGGTTAAATAATGTTTAATTTGTTGTAAATTAACTATTTTTTAATTATCTTTGCGATAATAGATAAAATTCATAATATGCAGTTTTCCATCGTACCAAAAATAGATGCCGAGATTATGTTTTCGGAAGATGACCTGTCCGTTTTCAGACAATCGACAGACGGTCTGTATTATATGCTCCATACCGAGAAGGTTATGGAAGTGATGCCTATGACGTTGCCTGAGGACGGAACGGAACACCATTTCCCTTACGACACATACGACACTGGCACAAGAGAGTTTGAGAAGCTGCTTTTATCTGATGAGTGGGTTAAAATGGACGAAAAATGAGAAAGATAGGGATTTTTAACATAGGAAAACTTGGTCTTGTCAAGTCGGCAGGAAAGGCGAAAACCGACATAAGCAAGGTGATAGAAAAATGGATACCAAAGCACATGGTGTTCTGGTATGATATGTCAAAGCCTGTGGATGTTTATGCTCCCAGCGTTACTTATGCAAACCAATTTGTAAATGAAGGGGGTAAGATAACTTATGACAAAGCTATAAATAAGTGTACCATAACTCATACGCCTACTTCGAAAAACAGAAATTTTTGGCAAACTCCATGTGCCCCATCATCTACTATTGATTCTTATAGGGTAAGAGTAACAGGATTACCTAAAGGATTTTATATACAGAGCGGTTATTATAGTAATAAAATAACCGCTGATGGGGAATATGATATTGATTCATATACTAATAAAACTACATCAACAATGTATCCCGGATTTTATTTAGCAGGTGATAATGCGGCTGATGTAGATTGTAATATTGTGGTAGAAGAAATACCTACAAAACAATCCGTTCCCACAAACGAGATACTAAAAGCCAATCCATACTTGCAGGATTTCAGTGGTAACAACAGACCGCTTAAATTGAACAATTTCCTATTTGCTGCAATGAGCGGTGTGGGAGGGTATGATATTGCTAGCACTAATATTCTACCCGATAGAGCAAATGTTACTGTTACAGATAACAGAATTATTCATATTACTAAAAAACTATCCACTACGGATAGCATGGTAAACATAGTTCCGGCAAACTCTAACCCAACGCATAAGTTTAAGGTTACAGGTCTTTCTGATGGCAGACAAGTTAGTTTGGTAAACAGAAATGGCGGATTTTATACTTTTGACAACGGGGAACATGAAGTTACATTGACTTATCCCGAAGGAACTACATCATTATACAATGCCATAGGAGTTACAGGAAGTACAGGAGATATGGATGTAACAATAGAGTTTATACCTAGATATCCCAACGCCCTAGTAACTGATGGGGTAGATGATTATGGGCAAATACAGAACTTACAGCATGGCGTTAAGGTGTTGTTTACTACTATTAATCCGTTTGTTGATGGAAAGTTTATCTATGACCAAAGACTGAATACTACTGAACCTTGGCTGTTTGCCGTATTCAATGACAAAGGTAGTATTGCTTATAATAGTAGGAACTCAAACGGCAAGACCTATATTGATGGAACACTGAATGAATCTACAATAGTTTCCGCTTTGTTAAACAAAAAGCAAATAATCACCATAGTAAACAATGATGTGACAGGTGATAAAACTAAAACTCCTATATTCTTTAGCAATACTGACCATAATAGCGGATGGATTAGTTCAGCTTTCTACAACTCCTTCGGGTTCGATTCCGTCCCTACCAAACAGAATGACGGATTCACCGAACAGGATTTGATTGATTACTATATACCAAAGGCTATCGTGACAATAACGGTGGTGGACGTATCAGGCTCACCCATACAGGACGCAACGGTCACGGTGGAAGGTGTACAGTACAAAACGTTGTCTGACGGTACAGTGAAAGTACGGGGTATGGCAAATGGCACGATGTCGCTGTCTGTAAAGAAAGACGGGTATATGCCGTTTTCTGACAATTCATGGAAGTTTGCCGATTCAAGGATAACGCTAGAGGTTCTTCGGAATACCGTAATCACTGAAAATGGATACAGCATATTGCTTGAAAACGATGGTTTAATATTAACGGAATGATATAATGGAAGATAATCTTAAAATTTCACAGATGCCTCCCGTTGAGACCGCTACGGGAGAAGAGATGATACCATGCGTGACGGGGGACCCTAAAGAGAACAAATCCGTCACGGTGTCCAAGATAAGACAAGGCATGGTAATGGACGAAAACTATGTGCATACAGACAATAACTTTACTACCCAGTTAAAAACCAAACTTGACGGGATAGAGAAAGGCGCACAGAAGAATACCGTCATAGGCGTGAAAGGTAATGCCGAACAGTCTTACAGGACAGGGAATGTCAATATAACGAAAGACAATATAGGTCTGTCAAATGTGGACAATACGTCCGATGCCGAAAAGCCCGTATCCACCGCACAGAAATCAGCCCTAGACAAGAAGGTAGACAAGGTGGACGGCAAGGCGTTATCCACAAACGACTTTACCAATGACTACAAGTCGCTTCTCGAACAGATAAAGATGCAGCAGGGTAATATATATGGAGTGGAGATGAGAAGAGGACAGGCAGACCCAGCCTTTCAGACATGGATAGGAAAGGAAGAGTTCAAACAATCCCATCCTATCCTCAACTCGTTCCGTGTGGCAAAGGTAAAGGACGGTAAGGTAGTAGGATTCCTGGACCAGACCAATTTCTTCAAAATGGCTGACGGTAGCCCGTCAAATATTGTTATTGACGGAGCTGATGTAACAGATGATGGAAGCGACATCATGTTTGTAAACACCAAGCCTTTCTGGATAATCAACGGAGGAACGGATGATACATACGAAAGAAGGCTAGTCAGTGACGCTCCGTTTACATACGGTGGCGATACGGCCATAGAGATAAAACCGTTCGGAATGAGTATCGGTTACTCCACGATAAAGGATGGGAAGCAGAGATCTATTTTTGACAACACGGTAAAAGGAACAACATCAGCAGGAAATCTAGGCGTGAACATAATGGAAGGAAATGGATGGCCTACGACAGGTGTATCACGTTTTGATTACGAGAAATACGCTAGGGCAAAGAACCAGGACATCACGAAGAACTATCCTTATACAAATGCGTTCGCCCTTGATCTTGAAGTATGGTGCACGCTTCTGTTCATTAAGTTCAGGACAAAAGACCTGCACGCACAGTCTGTTTGCGGAAAAGGAATATCATCCAACGATTCAGCCCCCGATGCGTCAAGCTGGGGAAAAATGACAGGCGTCAGGTTCAAGAAGGCGGACGGTCAGACCTATGTATATTACAAGATGAACGGTGCTGGATTTAAAGCGTCCGAAACAGGAACGACTTACAATTTCGCCCAACTCATAAACAACTACCATCCTTGCATGAAGATGTTTGAAGCACAGCTTGCCATGTCATACGCAAAAGAACACAATGTCGCTCCCGACACCGAGTTTGAATATGAAAGCACAAAATACAAATACTACAACTTCCAAGGTCATAACGGATTGGCTGACGGGGAGATGTCGGGTATCGTAGCCAAATTTGTCAATGCAACTGTAACCAGCGGATGGAGTATTCCTGACAATGCGGCAGTGACAGACCGTGAAATAGAGATATGCTTCACACAGCCTATCATTCGCGGACGTATTGCCGGGTGGGGAGATATATGGATGTGGTATAGTGGAATAGATTGTGTCATGCACGATTCTACATCCATAGATATCTATCAGACCTATGACGTAAACAATCTGACTACGGACAATGTAGCCACAGAAAAAAATCCTGGGGAATCTTACGGTTTTGAGAATACGTATGATTTTATCGGTTCTATGGCTAGAGGTGAAGGATACATGGCGAAGAACTTTAAGAACTCGCTCATTGGAGAGGTCAAGGGAAGCAATCTTCACACGGGGGAATGCCATTACAACTGGTTTACGGGAAATGCAGGTTCGGGTAAGATTGGAAGGCGTGGTGTTTTCTTTGGTGGTAGGTCGGACTACGCCTCTTGTTCTCTGCGGTATGGTTATTTGAACCCTGATCCTTCGAGCGCGGGCACGCACATCGGTGGCTGCTTTCGTTGTACAATAACCCAACCCTAATTTTTCACGAAGTGAAAAATCCCCCTCCCAAAACTTGCAAAATATATTAATAATGTTTAAGTTTGCATAATTAAAAATCTAACCAAATGCGTCAGCAAAGTTAAATAAGTCTGTCAAAGGCGGTTAGTTGAAAAAAGGCGGTCTGTAGAATGGTGGTGTTTACTTTGGTGGTAAGTCGGACAACGACAATTGTTCTCTGCGGAATGGTAATTTGAACCATGATCCTTCGAACGCGAACACGAACATCGGTGGCAGCTAACGTGCTAAAAAAATTACTGCTATACAGAAGCCTCGTCAGGAAGATGAAAAATGTCAAGACAACCCATTGTTTGAGGATGGGAACTTATTAGTACATTTACAGTTGTAGGTATATGGAAAGTTAGTTATCTTTGGCTCAACGGACAAAGAAAAGCACGTAAGATGAAAAGATTGAACAATATTTTTGAAACGATAAGCAGTATGGATAATATTATCTCTGCTGCTGAAAAGGCAAAGAAAGGAAAGAGAAATCACAGGGGTGTGAGGGATTATGAGAAACATAAGGATGAATATCATCAGAATGTTTATCAGATGCTCAAAGACAAATCATACAAGGTAAGCAAGTATGATGTGATAGAGAAAGTGACTGATGCAGGAAAAGTAAGGGAGATACACAAACTCCCGTTCTACCCGGACAGGATTATCCAGCACAGCCTTTTGATACCCATGATGGACAGATGGACAAAAAGTCTTACACTTGATTCATATAACTGTCTGCCCAAAAGGGGTATTACAAGCAAGGTGAAAAAGCACTCCCTTGTGAGAAAGATGAAACGTACATTGCTTGAAATGGATAAAAACGGAAAAATATACGTTTTAAAAATGGACATTAAGAAGTTTTATCCGTCTGTAAGGCACAGCGTTTACAAGAAGGCATATAGCAAGGACTTGAAAGACAGGGATGCGTTATGGCTTATGAATACGCTTAATTACAGCAACAAAGGTCTAGCTATTGGAAATCCTGACGCCCAGATAGGAAGCCATTTGGTATTAAGGTCTTTGGATCATGTTATAAAGGAGCAGTTCAAAGTAAAGCATTATTTCAGATTTGCCGATGATATGGTGATATTATCCCACGACAAGAAACAGTTGCATGAATGGCTGTGGAGGATAAGAAATTACCTGTGGTATGAAAAGAAGCTGGAGATGAAGAAAAATTACAGGATATTCCCTGTTTCGGAAGGGATAGATTTCGGTGGATTCGTTTTTACTCCCAGTCATACCAAAATAAGAAAGAGAATAAAGAAAAACTTTGCGTCAAAACGCAATAACCCTAAATCCATTACGAGTTATATGGGTATGTTGATGCACTGTGATTCTAGGAACTTGATTAATAAAGTTTTAGTTAATAATAATAGCCACATGACAAAGATTAGTGACTTAAATATAAGGGTATCAAGAAAGTTTGACGGAAAAGATGTGAAGATAGACAAACTTGTCGATGAACATATAGACATTCTTGATTTCGATGTAAGACCATCCACAAAGAAGGACAATAGCACATGGGTAAGGATGCAGATAATGTTCAAAGGAGAAAAATGCTTTATGAAAGGCGGATACGAAGCATTAGGAACATTCCTTTCCCAAGTAGACAAAAGTCTTTTACCATTGGAAGATGTTGTCATAAAATTCAATAGGGGTTATTATTTTGATGGAACATTAGATGTTTAAAATATAAAAGAGCATGGAAAGAGGTTTGATTTTTGACGAGAAGCCTGCCTTTATCTTTGATTTAGGCACTGGATATAGCAATGTTCATTTAAACATTGAACAAGTTGACGAACCCGAAACGGACGATATGGGAAATATTGTACAGGAAAAGTTCGTCAAAAAGTGGAAAGCCGATGTACAGCGTGTAAAGAACCCTGTATCATACGACAAAACGGTAGATGCCGCCATAAAGGATGAATTTCCAAACGGAGAGGAAGAAGCGGCTCTCAGAAAAGGTATTTTAAACAAACTTGACCCGGATTATGTAAAACTGAACGAGTTTGCCGAAAGTGTGAAACAATCTTACTTGAAAGGATATGGAAAACAATGATAAACAACAGATAGGTGGGTATTTCTCCACCAAAAACGCTTCAAAGGACGAAGCGTTAAAAGGTTTAGTAGCTGCAAGAATATCAGCATCGGAAGATGTAACCGACAAGGAATACACAGCATTGTCAAACCTTATAAGAGTAGCGACATCGGATGGATGCCGTATCTCATTGGTACAGGAAACGAAAAGCAGATCAAGCAGAATAGCACCAACAGGAATGCTTCTCCCGGCAGGAACGGTGGAATATTTTTCAGTCACACCGGGAAGCAAGGTAAGTGTTACGGGAACAGCAAACATATCATCTATTGAGTAGGACATGGGAATGAATTACAACACGATATTAGCCTCTTTACTTGACGGAATATCTCTAGCATTGAAAAGCGGAAACTCGAATGTTGATGCGGAACAGTTCAATTTCCTTACTGACGCAATAAACAAATCCACTATCATACCGTCTTATTTTGATAGAGAAAATGCCATTAAGTATCTTGATGTGAGCGACACAGAGTTTGCAAGACTTACATATAAAGGCACTAAATTTCATCCCGTACAACCGTTATTATCTCCTGTGAGAGTACAAGGAATGACAAAGCCCGTTTATTTGAAAGAAACATTGGATGCTCTTAAAAACAACGGGCTTATACGTCCAAAGAAGTCAAGGGGTAAATACAAGACTAAAAACTAGACAACCTCATACGCATACATTGTAACACAATCATCTTTATTCTCCATATTAACCGCTTGGAAAATGTTTTCTTCATTATCCAAAGCGGTTATTTTATATGTTCCGTTCATCAGATCAACAGTGTCACCTAATTTTATATAAGCGTACTTGTTTCCACTAGGTATTAAATACGTAATCTTTATTGGATTATTATTCCATTTTTTTAATTCTTTCATCTTCAATTCCTCTATTTTAAAATTATTGCGCTAATATACGAATAGGAAAAGCAACATACAAGCAAATAACTTATTTTAACAAGTTTAAACTATCTGAAACACAATAAGTTATACTACGAAATTTTTATTTTTGTTTAGACCATCCATGTTGTAAATTTACTTTCGTAAAGATGAGTGCACAGTCTTTACGGGAGTTATAATACACACACATTAAATTACAATATTATGGGTTCAGACAAAATTTTTATGTTCGACAATCCTGCCGCTGGAGAAAGCGCAGGTATTATGTCAATGATTCCTGCACTGTTGCAGAATAAAGGATTAGACCCCAATATGGTTGCCGCTCTTATGAGCAATAAAAACAATCAAGACGCTTGGGGTGGTGCTGGTTGTTGGTGGATCTGGATTATCCTGCTCTTCTTCCTGTGGGGTGGTAACGGATTCGGTAACGGGTTTGGCAATGGAGCAAACGGAATCCCTGCTCAATTGAACAATGAAGCAGGACGTGAATTGTTGATGAATGCTATTCAAGGAAACGGAACAGCTATCAACCAGTTGGCTAGCTCTTTGAACTGCTCTACTCAACAGTTGCAGAATGCTATCTGCCAAATTCAAGGACAGATTCAGCAAGTTGGTAACCAGGTAGGTCTTTCCTCTCAACAGATCATCAACTCAATTCAGTCCAATAGCGCAGCTATAGGTTCTCAGCTTGCTTCTTGCTGCTGTGATATCCGTACCGCTATCGAACGTCAAGGATGCGATAGCCGATTGGCTACTGTAGAGCAGACCAACACTCTGACTAGCAATGCAAACACTCAGTTCAACATCATATCTGCTAAGATTGATGCTCAAAGCGCAATCATCAATGACAAGTTCTGTCAGCTTGAAATGCGTGAAATGCAAAACAAGATTGATGCTCTGAGACAGGAAAATAGCAATTTAGCTTTAGCTGCTTCTCAGCAGGCACAGACCGCTAATATCGTTGGACAGCTTAGAGCACCCGCCCCTGTTCCAGCATACTTTGTGCCAAATCCTAATTGCTGCTATGGAGGTTATCCGTTCATGGCTGGTTTTGGTGCAGGTTATGCTGCTGGTGACAACTGTGGTTGCAATTGCTAAAGTTTAGTTAAGAGTTCTTTGACTTATTGAATTGGGCTTCGTAATCGGATAAAAACATCCATTTATATCCTTTATGGTGTTTCAATTTGCTTTTACAGCATTCTAAAACAGAAGATAAAATATATCCTTTTCTCTTAGCTTCCATAGCAGAAGGATAAATTTGGATTAATTCATTATCTTTTAATTGAACTACTGGAATACTCTTAGAATTATTTAATTTTCCCTTTTTAGCTAATGAAATTCTTTTCTTTGTTATAGGATTATTCATGTTCATAGAGTTAGTACACCATCTTAAATTAGAGATATGATTATTAAACGGATTTCCATCTATATGGTCTATTGAAGGATAATTATTAGGATTAGGAATAAATGCAGTAGCAACAATTCTATGTGCAGTTATTGCTTTTCTTTCTCTTTTACCTTTATATAAATGGTATTCATATCGTTTATAATTAACTCTATCATTGATTATATTAGGTTTTTTAATAGAAAAAGGAACGATTCTAAATGATTTCCCATTTGAAACTTTTCTCTCTAGTGAAATCACTCTTCCAAATGAAGAAACCATATATAATCCTTCATATCCGATTACGTCCTTCCAAATTTCTCCTTCCAAGGAGATGCTCTTAATAAATTCTTCGTTTGTCATTGCTAACTAGTTTTAGTGATGCTAACATAGAAAAAAGAGGGAAGGGCGTTAGCGAACCCTTTTCAATAGGCTGATCACTCCTATCTATCCCGATGCAAAAATAGTAAAATTTTAAAGAAAGGGAAAAGTTATGAGTTATTTTTTTAATCCTTATATGATGGGATATAACGCTAACCGTTTTAAAGGAGTACATAGACTTGACTTTGGAGGAATACCGTTTGTTAGGACATCTTCTGTAACGACAGATACGACAAATTCAGAGGTTATCTATGGTATTAACCCGTGTCTGTTCAGACGATTGCCAAATCAAGGTATTTTGCTTTTAAGCGTAAATCATGTTCCTGCTGCTGGGTCTGATGCGTATCTTGTTTCTGTAGCTACTACATTGACAAATACCACATCAACATCCACAAGCAAGGTTCCTTTGGTAAACGGTTCGGGAGATCAGATTCCGTCTAGTGAAATTTCACAAGGCAATAAATACTTTGTCTATTACGACAAATGTAATGGGATATTTCAAGTAGTTAATCATATCGTTGCACCTGCTACTGCCGCACAGGCTAGAAGCACTGTAAAATGATATTAAAAAGTTAAAATAAGTATGTTTCAATCAATACGACAAGGACAGCAGTTTTTCATATTGCATAAAGGGGAAAACCCAAGATGTGATGTGGGCACTGTGGTAAGTGTTTCAAATCCTGTTCCTAAATATCAGAACGGATATACAGCATATCCTCTTCCGCAAAATGAAATGGTTGTGGATGTGAAAGTTAAGGTTGGAGATGATACTCTTGATTTTCAAAAGTTGCCAGCCAATCTTAGTATAGCAGACTTTTCCCAAGTAGGCGGAAATGTGGTTGTATCGGAAAGCAAGGATGCCATCAATGCTGAGATAGAAGCAATGAAAATAAGTAGTGTAAGGGTTGTGGAATCTGTGGAATACCATCAGAAAGTAATCAAAAGCTGCGATGAGATGCTTACAGCGTTGAATCCTGCATTTGCCGAAAAGGCACAGCAGGACAAGGAGATGAAGGAACTTAAAGGTGAATTGTCACAGATAAAGGATATACTTGCACAACTTGCTGCTTCTGGTATCAAATTGCCTGATGTGCAACATACAAACAATAATAATAACAACAATAAAAAATAAACACTATGGGTTGGAAAGTATATGGAATGGGCCGTAGCTTTGAAGGTGAAGATATGGACCGGGAATTAGAAAAAGCGTATAAAGAAGGCTATCGTGACGCTATGGAAGAAATGGATGGACGTTACGGTGAGCGTGGAATGCGTAGAAGAATGGACGATGACGGGCGTATTTGGGATGACGATGATGAGTACGGAGAAAGACGCGGAGTCAAAGGTACTGGTCCTTACGCTAGACGTAGACGCTAATTAAATTGGTTTAAGCCCGTAGTGGTTTGCTACGGGCTATCTTTTTAAAAACAAAAGCTATGGAAAGAACGAGATTAGATGTATATGAGAAACTTCCTTCGGGAATGGAAAAATATCTTGCAGAACATGGATGGAATTTCTCAAAGAAATTGTGTGAATATGCCGTTTCTAAAATGAAAGACAGGAACGGTAACAAAATACACCCGTATGATAAAGATCAAGTAGAAGCATTGATGAAGCAATTCAATGTTGAGTTGAAGAATGATGTGGAATACAACAAGGTTTATGTATTGAATATGGTACGTGCCGACTATATGGGTTCATCCATAGTCAATGAGCAATATGCCTGTATGTTTGTAAAAGACTATCTTGACGATGTTGACGGAAGCCCTACCCGTGCTCTTGACGAGTATTATGCAAAGTGTATAGCCTGTGGAACACCTTTCTCTTGGGAGGATTATATCTGATTGCTATGGTACGACAAAGACTATACATTGAGGAATATGATTGGACGGTTGATGTGTTCTATTCTGTGGATAAATACTCTTATTTAAGAGCGATGTACAGACTGGAATACATTGGCTGTCCTTTTCATTTGTTGAACAGGATAACGGATAAGATAAAGACTGAAAAATACAATTACGGTGTAACGTATTCAAACGACAAGTGTACTGTAATTATTATCAGTCACAGTACATCTGATGAAGAATTTATGAATACACTAGAGCATGAAAAACAACACATGATTGGTCATATAATTGACTATTACGGCATAAAGCCTTCATCAGAAGAAGCCGGATACCTTGCAGGATATGTAGGTGCTTTATTTACAAAACCTATAAAAGACGAGATTTGCGATTGTTGTAAGAAAAAACTAAAATAAATCATTATGAAAAAGATTTTTATGGCTATGATTAGCGGAAAAAGCAAAGAAGAAGTATATGATATGCTTAACGATTCGGAAAAGGAAATCCTGTTCGGTATTGCTCAAAGCATGGGTATATCACGGGTAGAAAGAAGGAAAATGAAAAGAAAATACGAAAAGAGAAGATAGGCTAACTGCCTATCCTCTCTATTATCAGTTAAAACTTTGGTATAATTCAAGATTGTTGAAAACATAACACTCCTTATCCTTGACTTGTGGATACATGTAAGAGGGAATATTCGCTATCTTACGGGCATTACCCCAGTACGATGTCCAGTCCTTCACGTCAAACAGAAGTTGCGGGGTATCATAAAATAGGTTCAGTTCTCCTGTTGTTTGTACACCTTTATCCCATTTGCCTTCGTCACGGGCGATATATAATTTTAAATTGTTCATAAATTTACTCGCAAGGATATGCGCCTTGCGTTCGCTTTTCAGTTAATATACTTCTTCTTTTGTCTATCAACCGCAAATGTTTGCAATTAATAGAGCCTTTATTCACTTTTGTTCCATCCAATTTCCTAATATCAAAGGAGCCATTACTTCTTCTTCCAAAGATGTAATACAAATCCTTTTTGTATTCAACCAAGTCAAACAACCTAAAACCTTTTACCAAGAATGGTGCTTGATTGAGTTTCTTTCTGCCACCTTTCAAGAAATTAGCTTTGTGTATTTGTCTGTTTTGGCATCTTACTTTCTTCTGATAGAAATAATATCCAAGAGGTTTGGCAGTAGGATTACCACTGATACACCTTGCATCCACATAATGGTCTTTAGGAAGATTATTAGTGATACGGGTATTCTTCGTGATATAGCCAAAAGTCATACTTACATCAGGATAGATATTCTTTAGCCTATCATAGAAACTCCATCGCATAATCCCCATAAATGCGGCATCTCTAAATGACTTTCCACGCTTTACATTTAATTCAAATTCACCTCTATGATATGCCTTATGGCAAGTTTCACAAAGGGTAATCAAGTTTTTTGGGCTATCACCTCCAGTCTTTCTGCTCTCTATGTGATGCACATTCAAGACTTTATCTTTACTCTTACCCTTACAATGTTGGCAAATATGATTATCTCTAAACAATACGTATTCACGCACATTGAAGAAGTCAAGTTGTTCTCCTTGTTGGTATTCACTGCTGGATATACTTGGATTATTAATCTTCTGTATATCAAAGGAAGCCGTTTCAACTACGATATTAGTTATTGGCAGGAACTTATGTATTTTCTCAACAACAGTCAAATGAGTTTGGATTTTGTTTTCAACAGATGGTGCTAGCCAACCTTTACGCTTGGAAGATACCCTGTTATTGAAACGAGCCTTGCGATAACGAAGTCTACCCCTACGGGTTCTTCTTAATTCCCTACGAGTAGATAGCTTATCCACAATATCGTTTCTCAATTCTACATCTGCTGCATACAACTCCTTCTCACTTGTTGTTGCTGAAATGCCGATATGCTTGCTACCAGCATCTACACCCAAACTTACGGGCTGTGTATAATCTGTTGTGTCATAATCCAATTGAATTGTGAACGGAATACGGCACACAACATGGGCTAGACTGTTTTTTAACAGCCTTCTAACCTTACCAAACCTTTCAGTTGGCATAAGTGCTTGTCCTTGTTTGTTAATTACGTAAACCATTCGTTTTTTAATTTACTATAAGTCGGATTTCTCCGTTAAATGCTCATCGACAATGTTATGGAGAGGTTTCCCGTCAGCAACACTATTCCTACCCCACAGAATTGTTTAATCACTGACCTTAGAGCAAGGGGCTTGAGCAAACACCCCTTGGTAACTATATATTCTCTCCTAACGATTAGTCTAATCAACCTGGGCTTTTAACCTAATGGGTAGTTGATGGTAAACAGAATAAGTTTATGTCCGTTATCAACCAATCTTTTTAATATAGGCACAGCACCTATATCCTTGCCGATTTTAGGAAAGTCATGTGTCACGACCGTTCCGTCAAAGTCAATTCCTATAATAGCCATAATTTTATGTTTTTTAATTAAACACAAGCCAAATGCCCGTAGGCGGATTCCGACATATCACCATGTTTATTTACATAGTCAACAAAATCTTCCAAAGGAACGGCATCTATCTCATTCCTTGCTTTTACAATGGGAGCACCGCCACCAGTAATGCTTACTTGAACGGTATCCCAAGAAACGTATTTCTGACATTCTTTGGTCAATTCACTTTCTATTACTGTCAAACAAGTAAAAGCAGCGTTATATTGTCCTGCTAGTTTTTCTATTTTATTCATATATCATTGGTTTTGAGAGTTATTCTTCTTTCAGTATGCTATCAATCAAGCCGTCTATTTCCTGATCTGATAGAAATTGCTTACCTGCGTCCTTTTGCTTCTGAAGTTCAACTTTAAGCCTATTCTCTATCCTTTTCAATGCTGTACAAGTGTTCTTATCAGGATAATACCAGTCGATAGAACTAAAAATAATTGCTTTAATGTGATCTAATTCTAGGCTATCTGGGCAATGCTCATTGAGAAAGTATAAATCTTCTTTGATTAGTTTCTCATACGCCTCCTTGCTTATTTTTATGCTCATGTATTATTTGATTTACACTAATTCAATTATAGCCTTCTTTAAATTAAGAAATAAAGGTATTGCTGACATGCCCCCATTGCAATCCAACTGTCTTAAAGAGGGGACAACCTCTCCGTTATCATCAATATCATAATCTGCAATATAGGCTAACTTCTTCGCTTCTGGAACCAATGTCCTTTCATGATCCATGACCGTTATACAGACTTTGCTTCCAATAGGGAATACTTGGTTGGATTCAATGTATTCCTTTTCCAACTGTTCCTTTTCTCCATTCAATTCTTTTAGCTTTAAATCAATGGCGTATCTTTTGCCTAAAAATTCTTCCTTATTCATCTTTTTGTCATTCTAATTGATTCTAATGTACTTGCCTGCAATATCGCAGGTTCTCAATATTTCTGCATTATCCTCACCAAAAGCGATGAGAATACTGCCACAGCCAGGAGAATCCCCACGAGTTCCGTCTGGACGGAAGAATCTGATTCGGTTACGCAAGAACTTCATTGCCGTTGCCTTTTCGAATATCACATCCTGAAACATCTTTGAATCACAGCGATTGAAAAGTAAAGCAATACCGTTTCCATGTTCTGCCATCCGTTTAACGAAGCATTCTATAAGAGGACGGGAATAAGGTGGGTTCAACCAAACACGTCCTTTCCATTCCTGTTTTAACCCATCGTCATTTTTATTGTACATGACATTTGCCGTTTTATAGGGGGGGGCTAATGGGGCACATGGGTCTAAATCAAATTCACCTAATGCGTCTATAATTTCTTTCGGTGTGTACCATTCATCGGTACTATTAGACGATCTTTCAAAAGTTGTATTCATTTCTTTTATGTTTTGAGTGTTATTTATTTCTCTTTTAACGAAACATTTCTATTACCACTTTATTTTCCGAGTTTCCATCATCAGGATGTACATCAGTAAAATCAATGACAGAAAAATCATATAGATCAGGAATGTATTCAGTTTGATAATCTCCTGTATTCATTACGATATTTATTTCAGCATCCTTATTGACAACTAACATTAGTTCGTCAATCATGTCTTGGACAGTAATTATTCTTTTCATCATTGTTTATATGGGTTTTACAAAGCCGCCTAAGGCTCATATTTATATCAATTTTAATGCTTCCTGTAAACCAGCTTCAAGTGCGTCTTCGTAGACATCCCATTTACCACCATCATTAGGTCCTTCATAAACAGAACTGGTTATATGAGTTCCATTGTCAGCTTTAGATATTTCGTATCCATAGCCACAAGCACAGTTATATACACATATATGAATATTTTTGGTTTCACGAAGCCACTTTTGTGCAATGGATTGTGAAGGAAATTCTATATCTGTAAACATCCCTTTCTCTCTTAGCAACTTCGCTGTTTCCAATGTTACAAGTTCTTCGGTCATAATTTTATTCTCCTTTTAATTTCTTTATTAGCGCATCAGCGAAACCAAGACTCCATTCTGCTGTAATATTTAAACTAGCACTCATTACCTGTTCATGTGAATTGCTGCAAAATCCTTGCATGGCAGCTTTCGCTAGTTCATATCGCCTCTGTTCCCAGTCGATAGTTTCACTAAAGAAATCAAGTTCCGATACTTTGAAATATTTATCATTCACCAATGCAGTGCCATCATCATATAAATTCTTGATTTCTACAATTTTTCCTGTTGATTTTATTCTTGCTTTCATTGTTCCTCCTTTATTTTAAAATGTTCAATCAATTCGTCTACGGTAGCCTTGTGATAACGTCCTGAAATAATGGTTGCATTATCCCAATTTTCATCCCAAAAGAACATAATGCCTTTGAGTTCTGTGAAATAATGATCATTACCAATAGAATCGCCATAAGAAACGCTAAGAATGGAATCTGCTATAAACCACTGCATGTAGTTACTATCATCCCTCAATGCAGCGATAGCTAGGAAAAGTTCTTCATTCGTTCCGCAATCAATCCTTCCTTTCTTGGTTACGGTATCTATATCATATATCACCCCATATAAATTCCCATAAGATGTTATGATTGCTCTTCCTTCTTCAATGCTTTTATGACTTCCATTGCCGTCATAATTATGTGCATCTAAGGTTGTATTACCAGAATTAAGTATTTCATATCCCAACTCTTCCAGCTTCTTCCGAAGTTCCTGTGTATTTTTGCGTATAAAACACGGTGTTGTAAATCCCATAATTATTCCTCCTTCTCTATCTTAATATCAGTTACTTTACCACGATTGACAAAACAGAAACAACCCATCGCATCACATAGATATGTTTCATGCTTCATCTCACACTCATTGCATTCCTTACGCAATGAACATTTACTGCAATCGAAATTTATATTGAACGATTCACTCATTTCATGCAGCACTCCATCAATTATTATTCCGTTATTTACTTCCATAATCAAATACAATTTCTCATATACGTTTTCCTATCAATCATACCGTTTTCTGATTCTTCTACCAAGTCAAAGAATGTATTAGCATAACAAACGCGCTCGTCTATCATTATACATATCCCATCAGACGGATAATATTCACATGAAACATTACCATCCCAATCTATATGTTTTTGTGCTTCTTTGGCTATATCATCACAAGCAATCATATACTCTATGTATTTATTAGATGCTTTTCTTATTTTATCAAATATATTTCCTTTCATGGCTTTTCAATTACTCAATATATAAAACAATCCCTCTATGTATCATATCTTCCAATTCTCTTTCCGAAAACTCATCGAATGTATGTTTATCCATAGTGCAAAAATGATACCTTACAAGATGCTTTTCATAATTGATGTTTTTATGATAATCAATCATTACATCACTTATAACCGTCTCAACAATCTTACCGTTTACAACAAAAGAAAAACGTGTTCCGACATCATAACACACCTTCTTAAACAAAAGAACTTTACTTTCATTCATTTTCAATCTCCTTTCTCCTTTAAATCATTAATTGCAATACTCCTAATATCTCTAGTTCCAAATACGCTATAAGTCAACGTTCCTCCATAAAACTTAATAGTGTCTCCTTTAACAGTAATAATCGTTCCACCTTTTAAAGGACCAGCTATATCATCTTTACAAGATAATAACATGATTATCATAAGTATAATTAATATAAATCTCATTAGTCAATCTCCTTTCTCTTTAATCCGTTCAAGTACATCCCTGTTGGATTCTAATATTTCATCGAAAGACGGGATGTACATCCACATGTCACACTCGTAGCCGTTCCAATCCTCAAATTCAAATCCTCCGTCTGTCGCAACGTATGGCGATCTCCCGGATGAAACAACGATATAGCCACTAACAATCGCTCCATTTGATACCATTCTGCAAAGGACAAGCTTGTTTGGTTCTGGCAACCGTTCATTAACGCTTATCCAAGGAGATTGCTTTGACTGCCATTGTGCGCCAGAAATAAAAGATTCATAACTCTGTTTATGCATTCCATTAGTAAATCCACTTATTGTACCTTCGGTATCACATATTTCAAAATGCGCCTGATGCTCCTTCGCTGCTTCTTCTACTGTCTGTTTCATATCTTATCCTTTAAAATTTTTCATGTATTCACAATCCTCATCACATACACCTTTCTTTGCACAGTGAGGGATATTAGTTCCCCACT